GGGTACAATATTGGGTCTCTATCACCACTATCTATGTCTAAGGTATGGACCTTCATTAAAATATATGGACAATATTTTAATGAGTGTTTTAATCTATAATTTACTATTTTTAGCACAAATGGTGTGCGTATGGGTTGTTCAATAATTGGCGTTTCGCAATCCCGAGTCCCGCCTGAGAAGCGTGTGGATTTTGGTTGCCCTTGTACACATTGAGGTCGTGGTACGACGAATTCGTGTATTGCTGCGTCCATCCAGCACCCATTGGATTCACGCGACCATCCACACGCGTGGTATCCGAACGCACAGCGGTAAGCATACCACCTTGGTTAAGTGCATTCGCACGGACATTCATACGACCTGGATTCGCCGCACGGTTCGCCTTACCACGACGTTCGTCGGGTCGGAAACCATACTTTTGCAATTCTTCAGTCGTATAAGACCCTCTTTGACCAATTGCAATCTCAGGAGATTCGAGATATCCGTGTGCATAGCTGTGAATGCCTGGTTGTGGCTGGTTTCTGTACTGGTACTGCTCGATGTTCCCATCCTTCTTGTTTCTAGTTGGATCCTGGGAGACCGTGTTCGCGGAAATGAACCTCTTTGCGGGAGCCACATTGAGTGTATCTGTTCTGAGACCAGTTTCAGCCCGGTTAGTGGTACGCTTTGTTCGTTCATGTTCACCACGTGGAGTTCGACCTGAAAATCCTTGCGAACGCCCGAGTGTCATTGGGAGACGCTCTGGAAGATAGGCTGTTTTCTCTGGCCTGTTATGTGAGACTTTACCCACTATACCACGGCGACCACCTTTAGTATCTTGCGCTGGACCCGATCTACCTGGGAGTGTCGTGAGCTTGTAAGCACCAACATTTTCTGGGTTCACACGTAAGAGTTGTTGGAAACCACCATACGATGCAACAGATGGGTCCACACCCAAACCTGGACCTACGAGACGCTTTTCTACGGGGGATACATTATTCATTCGGTTGTAATCATTCATTCGGTTTCGCATCTCGAGAACCTCGGCACCACTTGTTCGCATTTGTGGTGCGATGTCACCAAAGTTCGAGGCGACCATCTTATTTACATATACGTTTTCGATGGGGTGTTCCTTCACAAGTTCAACCTTTGGTGGCACTGGTAATTCCATCGATTGTCGTTCTGGGGAGTACCTCTCCGTCGTAGGTTGACTCAATTTTCGCCCGGCGTATATGAGACCTGCGATAGCTGCGACAGATATGGGATCGGCCATTCTTATTTCTTATTGATATTTTTATTTAAGTATCTTTGGTTAAACATCCCATTTTGTATTTCGGAACGCGTACTCAAAGGTTCATATGAAATGGTTCGAAGTGGCAATTTACACTCCATGTTTTGGAGTGGAAACAAGTTTTGTTCATAGGTTCTCGCGAGAACCTTGTTGAATCGCGATGTCGATTGGGGGCGAAGTTGGTCACTCGTTTCGATATACTCCGCTGGAGCACCCTTACCCGCCATAAATGGTGCAGTACCATACAACATGGTGTTTGGTCGTTGCGAACCATAATTGAGAGTACTGGGCTGGGGGTACACGAATACTTCTTCAGTCGCGCAGTTCACTGGAACAGCGGGGTTCTGGACTATTTTAAGACCTGGCTGCAATTGGTAAGCCATTTTACTATTACAAAAGATTTATTTACCGCCTATCACCATTTGGCTGAAGTCCAGCAAACGCCTCAAGTTGTGTACCTCGAGCATTTGGACTGCACATACTTCCATCTGATTTGCACATGGGTGCACCTTTCTTGCCATAAAGCCATTCAGCAAATCCCGTCTGGTCACCACCGACTGTCGTTACCGGTACACTCACGAACTGCCGAGACAGTGCATTTTGTTGGTACTTGGGGAGAGTGGATCGAGAACGCGCTGGTCCGAACGGAGTTTCTCCGACGACAAACGCATCCGCATCGGCGCGAACACTTGGATACGAACACGCTTGGTTACGGTTGGGATCATCACCCACGAGTACATTTGCCATTGGGTTGTCGCGAGTTGGTCGCTGGCATGCATCTCCTATATTTTCATAATATTCAACACCTCGTGGCACACCTTCCTTAACCATGCCGGCTCTTTCCATTACATAAAGAACACCCAACGCGGTCGCGGCGAGCACAAATATACGAACGTCGCGCTTAATAAGATAGTGCACCGACGCTGCATATATGATGAATCGCGAACCGGCATTCACACGGTCTGCTGAGGATTGAATATTTGTAGGCCAAAATTCGAGGACCTTCTTATCATCAACGAGTTGTTTTGGGTCTTGAAACCAAGAGCTCATTTAATATATATTAGTTTTATTTTTTCAACATACCACCTAGCATACCCTGCATGGTTTTCATGAGAGCGGCTTCGTCGATGCCACCACCATCACCCTCCAATTTGTCCGCGCATTCCTTCGCAACCTTTTCAATCATAGAGAGTGTGTCTGCTGGGATCGAACTAATAGTCGTACCGAGCATGTATAGTGTTTGCACATATTGCCAAATGGCATCTTTTGTTTGCGTGGAGACAGATGCCCACTTTTCTTCGAGCTTCACGTCCTTCAAAAACTCGAGGTTCTTTGCCTCGTTGATGAAAAACGTGTCATCCTTTGCCGAAATCTTATCCGCGAATGGCGTGACACTGCTCATAAATCCGTCGATCACGAGACGTGGGTTAGACGTTCGCATAATTTCGAACCCGGACATACACTTTTTGATACCCTTTTCTTCTGGAAACGTCTTGTGAAGTTCCGCAAGAAATTGGCCCATCATATCATTGAAAGCAGTCACAGACGTCATGTTTACTGTGATAAATAACACTGTTATCTTTAAGCAAATGGTTCAGTAGATATGGATTCCTTACCTCCTATTCCGTTAGATACAATAAAAAATACGAGAATCGCGTTTAAGAATGCTGGTTTAGAATAAGCGCTCGTGGGAAGTGTACCCTCGTTATTAAGTTTCGCTTTCGCGTGGATATATCCAGCGGTGATGATGCCGGCGATGATCGCCGCCCAAGCTGGATCTCTGAGATAATCTTCAAACTCCATTTAACTATAGCCAACTTTTTTTACGGGAGCATCTGATGCGTCTGGGAACAACACGGGTTCTTCGTCTTCATCTTCCTCCATAATTTGTTGTGGAGCACGTTCACTCGTGTTGACAGTTTTAAATTCATTATCAAATGGCGAAGATTCTTGTTCTGGAGGCTGCATCTCAGCCATGGGTTCTTCCATTGGTACACCTTCGGTGAGCTCTGGTTCTGGTTGTGTTTCTGGTTCTGGTTCTGGTGGATACTCATCGACGAATTCCGGGTCTTCGGTGTCTTCATCGGCTTCTCCCCCTACATCTATGTCTTCCTTTTCGTTACTCATGTACGTTTGGAGAATTTGTTGAACTGGAATGAGTTCTCGCACGGAAGCTTCGATCACCATCGTAAAACGGTCGAATAGTTTATCATTTCTCGCGTGTTCGTTTTGACTCTCGCTGAAAATGTATGGGTCTTTGTATAAGTCTTTCGCGACGTTATTGTAACACGTCTGAATGAACACTTCGTTCGATGGTAGTTTCAAAGATATCTTCTTGTTGTCCTTTCCGAGACGCACCGAAGACAGAATCTTAACACAGCTCACGAATACTGCGGCGAGCAAATCGTTAAACCACGCGCATCTGTTTGCGATATTATCTGTGTGCTGCTTCGACATAGCGTCGGACCAATTGGGAACTTCTTTCAAAAGCTTTTGAAACATGATGAGTACTTTACGACCATTAGACATGGTGTACGATTCTTCATACAATTTATCAAACGTCTCGATCATAACTGGACACATTAAATGGCACAATTGCCCAATGTACTCGCGCTTCGCTTCTGTGAGTACACTCAAGTTATCCATTTATGATAGAGTGAAATTTTTTTACTAGCCTTTTCCCGCATTCCCCCTGTATTTATTAGCCACCTTCTTCAAATTAACGAAAGATGGAAAGTCCCCAAACTCTTCCGTGGGTTCTTGTTCTTTTGGTTTTGTTTTCTTTTTATTTGACCACGTGATGTATATTTCGTGGTCACCCACAAACCTCGTTTGAAATCCACCAAGATCGAGCTGACGTTTTATATAATGCGCTGCCTTGAGCCTGTCAAAAGCCGGGTACCCAACTACGAAGGATGGAATCGTAATGAACAAATGTTTATTACCGAATACAACAGTTTGTCGTATCTTTTTAGATACCTGTTCGTATATCTTCACGTAGGTCTCTTTGCGTAATTTATTACGCTTGTCAGTTATTTTATTTATTTCATCTACACTGATCATTAAATTACACGAATTAATTATTTTCGAGGATATTTGGGCGCCCGTACATTTCATCGGCAGTTGGTAACTTCTTCTCGATAAGTGAAGTATTCTTCACGTAGTGCAATTCGTGCTGCATGACTTCATCATACTTTTGGAATTCCTTGATGTCAACATCTGATGTGAACATCTTTGTATCCGTGGGCTTTTCTGTATCGAGTGGTTGTGTACGAAGCGAAATGACGACTATCACTGGGTTGGTCTCACTCACATCTTTCATATATTTCGCTATGATGAGCTTCGTCGCATCGACTTTACCTGTCTCTTCGTCGATGAATTCCATGGGGACGTCTATGAAAGCACTGTTGAGCTCACTTTGAGAAATACCCAACGTACGGAGGGTGGCTTGCATGTTGATATCGTTCCAGTTGACGCGGTCTGGAACATTCATGATTCGAACGTCGGCTGACACGGCAAATGCATATGGGAAGCCACCGTGTTTCAAAACCATGAAACGACACCTGTAGACTTCATCACCAGTATCTATGTGTTTGTATTTGCGAACTTCATGTGTGTCTATGATGTAAGTACAGAGTCCCGTCATCTCTTGGATGCGCTTATTCGCGGCGAGCACGATCTGTTCCATCACCGTGTTGGAAACTTTTGCGTTTTCGAGACGTTTATATTGGGTGAGGTCTAAAACACCCTCGTCGATGTCAGACGTCACTTCCTTCGTCTTAAACATCTCCGTCCTGGACATGAGATACAGAATAAGGAGGATGAGCGAAACCAACAGAAGTGTGTTCATTACTATATCTTACAAAAATTTTGAGATTGACCAAAAATTAAAAATAAAAAAAATTATTTTTTTCAATGCTTTCTTCTTTGAAAAGAAAAGAAAAAAATAAAAAAAGTTTTTTGTGTTTTTAAAAATGAAAAAACATGGTGTTACTTCGCGGGTATTTTCGTCTTTTGGTCTTAAACCCTGTATATTAACTTAAAGATTATTCATATATATACATGAAATGAGTGAAGAAGACGTACTCGAGTGTCTTGAGTATGCGATTGAAAGACGAAAGAATACCATTAAGAAACCAAAAGATATATTTGATGCGAAAGCCTTGGTAGCTCTGTATGATCGACTCCCTAAAACGAAACAGAAATATTACGATGACCTCATGAAAAAGGCATCGGAGATCGTCGAGGGTCTCGATGAGGTGACACGTGTATTCGTGGCTGAAGTGTTACGCGAAGATGGTTACATCGCGCCGATTGAATGTGATAATGACATCATCTGCAATTACTGTGATATATCGCGTGATGAAATGTGTACCGATGAGTGTACGTGTGATATCGAACGACTTGAGGTATTTGCGGATGCGATTGGTGCTCACATGTAGATCTTTTTTACCCAATCCCGGTCCGCCTTGAAAATTTTAGAGAGTTTTGGATCTGTACGCTTAAACAATATCATCAATACATTGAGGCGGCGAAACAGCCCAAGAGGGGGTTCACCTGTGCGAATGACCTTACCGAGTGCGCGGTGTCGAGCGAGTTCAGACTTATCACGCACGTCGTGGTATCCATGCTCAGTCAATTTACCATTGGATCGTATAGGTATTTTCATTTTATGTATGCCAACAATATTATATCAACTGCGTCCGTTTAGACACAAATTTTTACCTGTGTATTTTAAATGTCCTTGTTGATATACAGCCCGAGGTGTAGTCATAGCATTGACCTTATTGACTTCATCAAGCGACAGCCACAACTCGCGCAGCTTGTGAGTTATCACAATGTGAACATCAAGGGTATTCCACCGCAGTACGCACACAAAATTACTCGTGTTCCAACCATGCTCACGAAGAATGGTAAATTTTTGGTGGGGAACGAAATTAAAAATTGGCTCGAATCTTTACTACCGAATCAAGACATCGGAACGTGTGGTTTCGGTGGATGTTCTATGACAACACTCGATGGTGAGTCTAACTTCGACATATTTGGACTCGACGATTACGGGCGCACTCTCCAACCACCCATGACACCTGAACTCGAGGAAAAGATCAATCGCGATGTGAGTCAGACATATAACAATAACATAAAGAATTAACACCTGTTTCATCTATGATGAAACTTACGACCATACAGGCGAGTGCCATCAAATCTACATTTGAGGTACTTAAGGACATACTTAATGATGTCAACATTTACTTCAAACCAGATGGAGTATATATCACTACTCTAGATACGGCTCGCACATCACTCGTAGATATGTTCCTGGCCGCAGATAATTTCGAAGAATACACGTGTGATACTGATATAGTGGCTGGTATCAATGTCACGAATACATTCAAGCTTTTGAAGTCAATCACGAATAACGACGTATTGATGATGTCTATCGAATGTCGTGAATTTATGAACATTGAGATACATAACGACACAAAGAAGACGTGCACTAAATTCGCTCTTAAACTTCTTGATATTAATGAAAATCAAATCGAAGTTCCGGCGATGAACATGACGACCGTGACTCCGATGCCATCTGTCGATTTTCAGAGAATTTGCAGGGATATGTTCAACATAGGCACTGATATTGAAATCACGCGAAATGGTCACTTGTTTAGTCTTAATTGCGAAGGTGATTTCGCGAATCAAAAAACTGAGATTCAATGTACGGAAGAGAGTCCCCTGATTTCGGGTATGTATTCTCTTCGGTACATGAACATTTTTACAAAGGCGACGAGTATGTGCTCTAATGTACAAATCATGCAAGAAGAATTAAATCGATTTTTGATTCTCAAGTATAATGTAGCAAATTTGGGTGACCTCAAATTCTATCTCGCGACTAAAGAACAAATAGATCAGTAACGTAATCGTGTACCGTACTTACTGATTTCACTTTACCTAAAACATTCGTGAGTTTTATAGTGGGATACATAGTCTTTAGTGTATCAATATCGTAATATAACATATCACTTATCTTTACATCTTCTCGGTGGAAATCACCTCTTGGACCCGCGTAGCGTTTAATCTTTCCTAGTATGTCTTTCGCTGGTTTATCATCAATATCCATGAGATAGGCGGAGGTGAGGGGCATGTTAAACACAACGTGTTTTTCCTGTGGAGGTGGCCACTCATGTTTCGTATTATAACTCAAATACTTGTACAATTTATCATTGTACCAGTATTTGATTCTAATGATTGTCTTTCTGACATTCTCTGGTGTATCCTCTGTTGTATAATTCATATCCTTAGACTCGACATAGTGTTCATCAAAAAGACCATCCCATTTATCACTTTCATTTTCCCAGAATGGACCATTAATGGAATATGTTTTATCGTTGTTAGTAAAATATTCCATAGATACGTGTTCTATTTTATGGTTTGGAATCGACACAAAATTTTTATACGTGTCGTATATCCATATTATTACGCTGGTTAAAAGATTGCGTAGCATTCTAACTAATTATATGGAGGGAAATTTTTTGAGTAGATATAACAACAAATTACACGCATGGAAAGACTCAATTAACGATGATCCTATGAATCGGTCTGCGTACGAACAAGACATGTCTGATTATATCATTAAATGTATGCCATATATGCGTCGATATACAGATGACATAAATAGCGAAGTGAGTACTGATAATGTCTTTAACTGTAAAGTGACATCTGGTCTCAAACGAAAGGATATATTTAATGAATATCTTGCCGACGTTGAAAACTTAAATGTTGACAAGAAATTTATAAAAAAGCATGACGAATGCCCTACCTGTAGCGATAGTAATATATTTCATTTTGCTGATACAAGTGAACTTGTATGCGATGGGTGTGGAGCTGTTCTGGCCTGTCTGATAAGCGAAGAATTAACATACAGAGAGGAACAAGAGACATCTGAAAAAATTGTAAATTATTCATACAAGAGAGAAAATCACTTTAATGAATGGTTGTCACAATTTCAAGCACAAGAGATGACGAACATACCACAGGAAGTCATGGATCAATTGAGAAACGAGTTGAAAAAGTTGAAAATCAAAGCACTCGAAGAGATCACACACGCACGCGTCAGAAGTCTTCTTAAGAAACTCAAGATGAATAAATACTATGAACACGTACCGTACATCACAAATATATTGAGTGGCGTGAAACCCCCGAATATGCCACAAAAATTAGAAGAACGACTGCGTATTATGTTTAAAGACATACAGAAACCCTTTGATGATAACTGTCCATCGAATCGTAGAAATTTCCTTTCATATAGCTATGTATTGTATAAATTTTGTGAACTCTTGAGTGAAGATTCATATTTACAATATTTTCCACTACTCAAGAGTAAAGAGAAACTATATCAACAGGATGTCATATGGAAAAAGATATGTCACGACTTACGATGGGAGTTCATTCCGACAATTTAAAGAAATGATACCCTTGATCAATAATGAACAAATACGAAAAGTTTTGTATTGAAGAAGCAGCATTTTACGCTGAAAAAGCTCATCACATACTCAATGAAGAGATGAAAGACCCTAAGAGATATTACGATGAAATGATTGATACCTATAAACATCTCACTAAAGTGTTTCCACTTATAATATTTACGAGATACATCGAACCTCCGCAGACTGACCCCCAAACGGGGGAAAGTTTATCAGATACCCAGTCTTCAACCCAGTCAAATGAAGATAATTATGACACTGTATCTCAGCCGTCTCATTTAAGGTTTTGATCGTTTTGAATTCGATTATAATTTCATTATTTATAACGATATCAGCACGTAAATTACCTATGATATGTCCCTCGAACGGAATGGGTATAATTCTTTCGGATTCATATGGGATATTCTTAGAACGAAGGAGTACTTCCATCGCATTATGATACACTCGTTCACTGTATCCAGGTCCAAGTGTATCGTATATAGTTTCGGCTAACATACCAATATCATGCGTTGTGATCTTTGTGCTCCCATCCCGTGTTTTAATGTTACCAGTTCTTTGTTTTTTCAAGATATACTCAATAACTTCAATTTCCAAATTTAGCACCTTTTGTATTGTGTCGTTTGTTTCACCCTTTTCATGTAAATTACAAACGGTGTCTTCAAGTTTAACTTTCATTTCACCGATTGGCCTACCATGGTCTTTTGCAATTTGAAAGAGATCTTTACCTGTACCTAATCTTTGTATGAATTGTAGTTCTTCCTCATGTGTCCAATCTCTCATGTTATATTGTCATGAATTCTTTTCCTTATGTATATATTAAATGTGGTGGCCATTTAAGTTTGTGCGCATTTCGCATTCGAAGTCACTTAGCTATTTGTGGGGGGAGTAGAAATTATTTCTTAATACAATATAAGATGTCTCCAGCCCCATTCGTTGACGTTCGAAATATCAAATCCGCGTCCAGTCCACGTTTTAAGAAAGCCATTGAAGACCTCAAGAAACTTTCCCTCAATGCCATCAAGACAGGCAAGAGTACGCTCAACAAAGAAATCAAATTTTATGAACTCATGAAAGAACGAGAAAAGAATAAGGGAACCGCTTTATATGTTAATTTATTTTCGCGCGTTCAAAGTGCGCTCAAACCATCTAGTTTAAAGAAGAAATCCCCTAAAACTACACGATGACGTGCGGTGTATGCTGTGAACGTTTTAATAAAACAAATCACAAAAAAGTATGTTGTCCTTTCTGTGATTTCGAATCGTGTAGAACGTGTACACAAACATATTTATTGTCAACATCCGAGGACCCACATTGCATGAGTTGCAAAAAAGTGCACAATCGCGAATTCGTTGATTCATTTTGTACGAAAAGGTTTAGGAATTATGAGTACAAAAAACACCGCGAACAAATTCTGTTTGAACGTGAACTCATACGCATGCCAGAAACACAGCCTTATGTACAACGCATATTAAGACGTCGTGAGCTACAAACACTCCGAGATCATATGGCACATTTATATATTAAATCTCGGCGAAGGTATCACCACGCAGCGGAAACATGTGGACAATACATTGATATGTATCTCACGATGTGTATATTTGCTGAAAATGCACACAAATTCTTGCGAGAAGAACTCGAAAAGCTGCGAACTCTGCCTATCGATGCGAGTGAGGAGGCAACAAAGTTTGTGCGTGGATGTCCGATAGATGGTTGTCGTGGGTTTCTCGATGATTTATGGAAATGTGGAATATGCCAACATTCGTTTTGTGAACAGTGTAACGAAGTATGTTTAGATGAACACACATGCGACCCTGAAACAGTGAAAACGATGCGACTCATCAATCGTGACACGAAACCATGTCCAAAATGTGCGACGATGATACACAAAATAGATGGATGTGCACAAATGTGGTGCACGACGTGTCAAACTGCATTTGATTGGCGCACGGGTAAGGTGGAAACTGGGCGTGTTCATAATCCACATTATTTTGAATTTAAACGCCGTGGTAGAGAACACGGTGATATTCCGTGTGGTGGTCGTCCCATGTATAGAGAACTTTTAGAAGCCGGTGCACCGGCTTCTATCATGTCTCTAAACACAACCGTGGGTACTGCTGACTATAATAATACATATAAATATGATTACATACACACGGATAATCTTAATTTACGGATTTCGTATTTAATGAATAACATATCGGAAACTGATATGAAACGTGAATTACAGAAACGTGATAAACACAACGACAAAATGCGGGATATTCAGCAAATATACCAGATGTTCATAGATACTGGTAGTGATTTACTTCGTCAATGGATGATAGAACCGACGAGGGAGGTAGAAATTATGGAGACGGCATACGAGCTCGCTAAATATACGAACCGTGTCATCACACGAATACATAATAGATACACGTGTCAAGTCCCGAGGTATATATTTCTAAGTAAATGATAGATGTTGTGGATTGTACTCATTTTGATTTTGATATTGTTATTCAGACCAAAGTACAAAGAGCCAAAAGTCATGCGAGGGGTTCTCACAGATGAAGAGTGTGAGTATATAAAATCAGTGGCTAAAGAAATATTGAAGCCGTCAACAGTCGGTGATAAATTTATTGAAGACAAAGAAATTCGTAAGAGTGAGACCGCATGGCTCGACTCCGACGACTACCGGATTCAGTCGATTATTGCGAAATGTGTAGATGATATCACTATGTGCGAGAATTTACAAGTGGTTCGATACATACCTGGTGGGTTTTTCAAACCACATCAAGATGCAAATATTGAACATTACAATCGCCGAAAACATACATTCATATTCGCCTTGAATGACGAATATGAAGGTGGGGAGACGTATTTTCCCATATTAGATAAAACATACAGACTTCGAAAGGGTGATGTACTCAGTTTTGATACACTCGATAATTGGGGTCGAGTTCCATACAAAGCGATACATGGGGGTGCACCGGTCACGCGGGGTGAAAAGTGGATCTGTAACTTATGGGTTCGTGAGACCCGCTACACGTAACTTTTCGCGATTCGCCATATGGAGTGCTTCAACATCCGCCTTATTCTGTCCCACGTAAGGTACGGCATAGCCTTCGTCACACATCCACTTATTGACGTTTGTCCATTTACCATCTTCGCCGACCCACACTTCCGCCAAAATGCGACCAAATTTACCACGCGAATCCTTTTCCGGGCATCTGAGTTCGATCTCTATATCATCCTTCTCAGATTCTACGGCTTTGAGGCACCACTCTTTGAGTTTCTTCTTGGAAAGAAGTCCAAATTTCTTTTCTTCTTCATCACGTGTTCGAGACTCTGGGGTATCGATGCCGAGCAAACGGACGCGTTGCTTTGTGCAGACATCAAAACCGAGATCTATGGTAACATCTATCGTGTCTCCATCTACGACCTTTTCTAAGGAGGAGACACGGTAAATGAATTCACATTTTTCTTGGGCGTAGGTGGACATATACTATGGTTTAGAAAATTAACCACTGTAAGCCTGAGCTCTGATACGAGCTTCCGCCGCTGGACCACCCGCCTTTCTATTTTTGGAAATGGCATTTTTAAATACATCTCTTGGATTTGCACCCATGTTTATTCTTTGTTTGAGTTGACGCTTTGTTTTATTTCCTATACGAACAAGTGCATTTATAGACTTCTTTGTATTGTTTCTATTATTTTTTGTGAGTAGTTGACTCCTAGTCATCATTGGTTGAGAACTATTACCAAATTTAAAATTGCTAGTCGACGAACCAGCCATACCCAAAGTTTTATTCATTCTTTTTCGTGCGACTTCAGTATTTTTTATATTTTTAGCCGCGGTGATCTTTTTTCTGAATTCCCTGAGTTGTGTCATATTGGACACGCGATCCAACTCGGATTTCAACTCTCTTCTTTTTTGTCCAAATAGTCCGCCTATGGTGAAATTACCGTTGGGTCTTTTTGAGTTTATGAGTGTGCGCAGTGTATTTTTAGCGACACGAAGATTTTCTTCATTTTTGAGATACGCCGCACCAGGTCTAGCTACATTTTGCCAACGACTGCGTACACCGCGTTTCCACATGTTTTTGTTTGTCGTGAGTTTGTTACCCATTTGTTGAAAAGCCGCGGTCGCGTTAAAGTTTTGTGTGTTTGACGCTCGGTTTCTCGCGAGTCGAGAGGCTTCTATGATTCTTTGCTTCGCACGTTGTTCGTTGAGTCGAGCGGCAGCTAAGTTTTTTTGTGTAGCGACCAATTGGGATTGATTTGTTGTCACCATACCTCTTAAATTTTTACGTTGAGCTTGAACTTTCCGCAATTGTTCTCTGAATACATTTCTTTGTTTGTTAGATATATTCTTGGCACTTTGAAGTTGTCTTAATTTGTTCATGAGAGCGATTCTGCCACCTTCAGCCATGTTCAATTGTTTCTTTAATTGGTTTCTTTGTTGAGTTACCGCGATGCGACTACCTTCGAGCATCTCCTTTTCTCTCATCAATTTCGCCGTTTCAGCTTTGACTTGATTCTTAATTTTGTTCTTATCAGCGGATGTCGCCTTTTCTTTGTTTAACTCTCCTTGAAGTCTCACGATATTAGACTGCGTTTGTTTGATTTGTTCTATCTTATTTAATAGGTCAGCATTCTTCTCGTTGAGACGCTGTTTAGCGAGGTTTACATTAGATTCGAGTACAGAAATTAGATTGTTTTTATTATTTGCTTGTTTTTGTATGGAATTTATTTGATTTTGCATTTCCTTTCGTCTCGTTTCTAAAAGTGCATTCTTTTCCTTTATGAGCGCATTCATTTCCTGTTTAGTTAAATTCGCCTTTTCGAGTTCTTGTGCGATTCTTTTCGCTTCTGCATTCGCTGCCGCCGCAGCTTCTTTACTTTGCCGAGCTTCGGCTCGAGCCGCATTTCGAGCCTCATTGGCTTCAGCCTTGAGACGGTTCGCCGCATCTCTGAGACGGTTTGCCTCATCTTTGTTACCAAGTGCTCGTTGCGCAGCCTCTTGTGCGATTAATTTCCCTTGTTCAGCCTCTTGCGCTCTTCTAGAAGCGTTGTTTGCTGCCTCACTTGCTTCTTCCACGAGACGACGACTCATTACAGTCGCATTTTCCGCCTTTCTACGTGCTTCAATTACCGCATTCTGCGCGTTCGAGACTTGTCTTCGCTCCGTGAGAAGTTGTTCTTCGAGATTTCGCCTTTGAGTTTCAGTGAGACTTTTTTGGCTTTGGAGTTCTTGTGTGAGTTTATTAACATTTGCACGCTGTTCCGCCAATTTTTGTTCAGCGTTTTTGGTCGCACTTTGCAACGCGAGTACATTTGATTCAGCTTTACTGGCGGCATTCGCCGCAGCCTCTGCCTGTGCTTGAGCTTCGGTGACTTTTTTGCCCAATAACTGTTCTCTTTGTTCTGCATTTCCGAGTTTTGTAGTCAAGTTATTTCTGTTTCTTGTTACTTTATTGAGTTGGGCTTGTATAGCATTTTTCTGTGAAGTGTTGAGTGAGGCGTTATTCAATTTTTTCCTAAGATTGGTTATTTCTTTGTTTGCATTTAATTTTTCATTTTTGAGTTGTTCATACAAATCATTTTTTCTTTTTTTCTCGTTTTGTAAAGCTTGATATTCCCTTTGACTCTGAAATTGATTTTTGAGGGCTTGATTTAAGTTTGCTTTGAGTTTGTTTCTAACATTGGGACTCGTAGATTTCGCGAGTTCATTTTTAAGTTTTTGTATGGTTTGTGCCTTTGTATTTATATTTAAGGCGTTTTGATTCAATTTTTGTTTTAAATTATTACGTTCTGCCTTCAATGCATTTCGTTCATTCGCGGTCAGTTTAGAATTATTGAGTTTGGTTTGCAAATTTTGTATTTTGTTTTCCAACCCCTTAAACACGCCAGCCGATGTTTCGAGGGCATTGTTAAGATCACGCTTAACATCGTTTATTTTCTTTTCACCGGAGACGTATTGGTTTCTTAAGCTGGTTTTAATAGTTGATGGAATGTTTTTGTATGCGTCGTTTTTAATAAGTTCATTAATTTTGAGACCTCTTTCATTTTTATCTCGTTGAACTTGTGCGTTAATCTTAGCTAGCCCATTTTTGATGTTGTATGAATTTATGTTTTTTAGGGCCTCATCTCTCTCTGCGTTTAAATATGCACGGTTTACATCTCTTTTACCGAACTCTTCATCTAATTTTTTAAACTTAATCACGGCGTTTCTTGAACCCGTGTCGGTACCACCCGACTGTTTAAATGCGTTCAATTTTTCACGCGCATACGTTTTTATTTTTGTGTTTCCTATGGTATTTACTGTTTTTTGAAGTTCTTCTAAGGCTTTTTGAGCACCCATATCATTGAGCTGTTCCTTGTACGTGGTTTCGTACGCCGCGGTGATGCGAGTTTTTGCCGTATTATATATGTTTGTACCATTCTTATACGCTTTTATACTTTTTTGAGCCTCATTCATAAATGCAACGCGACGTTGAGTATTGAGTTTACCTCCCTTGTTTACTATGTATTTCTCGAGTTCAGATACTTTCTTGTCCTTTTCACTCATCACTGGAGTTGCCAACTTTTTACGCAACGCATTAAGAGTTGTGGTGTTACCACGTTTCAACGCATTTTCGACTTGTCGGGCGAGCGCTCTCGTATTTGTACTGGAAGAACCAGACTTAGCCCGTTCTAATGCACGCGCTAGACTCGCTGTATTCGAACTGTTTCGACTTTTTCGCAACGCATTTATGAGTCCCACCATCGTGGGGTCACTCGAACTACTGGGTGGTTGAACCCCGTTATTACCAACTCGTCGAGCCGCGGCAGCCATGTAATACTTGTTTCGAGCCGTTCTGTTAGGTGGGCGAGGTGTTCCGTTTCGGTTCTCGTTTCCACGGTTCTCGTTTCCACGGTTCTCGTTTCCACGGTTCTCGTTTCCACGATTCCCGTTTCCACGGTTCTCGTTTCCACGGTTCCCTAAATTATTTGATTCATTCGAGATGCGCTTCAAGTTATTGTTCTTTACACCGTTACCATTGCGGTTGTTTACATTAAAATTGTTTTGATAGTTGTTGTTACTATTGACGGAAATGCGCTTTTCCTTGGGTGCCGTGATGTGAAGACGCACGGGTTCTCTCACGTTATTTGACTTCAAAACATTCTCTATCGCGTCGACGAGTTCCACTTTTGTCATCTCTTTGTAATTAGAGAGTCCCACTTTACGTGCCACGCGTTTCAATTCATCTGATTTCGAAGATGAACTAAACAAGACTTCAAAGTCTGAACTCGTGAGTGGAGATTTACGGTCTAACATATACTTACCATCCTTGGTCAAAACCATCGGGGGGAGTGGAAGTTTACCGTCCTGGATAGACTTGTATACGTCGCAGACTTGGTTCCTATTGAGATTGAGTTCCACGCCCGTCTCCTGACGCACGAGACGCGCAAGGTTCTTAGCATCTATGCCTGGATTGCACGCATCCATATTGTTATAAACTGATAAAAAATTATGGGATACCTTTCGTCAACATTCGTATTTTATCCTCGTATGACATATTGAAATCAAATATATCAATGTCGCCTACGTCTATGATTTTAACATTATAATCTCGTGTGTCGTAATCGTATCTATTCACAAGCGCCGAACGCATGAGGGTTTCGGCAAAAACACGCGGATTATCTATGTTTTCCACGTACGGTATATTAGATTTTATCTGTATACAATGAACATCATATGGTTTATATATGAGAAAAGGTGTGAGTGGTATAGACTCTACGGTTCCACCGTCGACATACGTGTTTCCTTTGTACTTCCTGGACGAAAACACGAACGGTATCGCTATACTCATACACACGGCATCGAGTACTTTCATGTCCGGGTGTGTATCAACTGAAAAATACTCAGTCTTTCCAGTGTTAACACAAAATGCCGATATGTGTATCTTTTTTGTAAGTTCCATAAACGTAGGGTCACACCCACATATATCCACGAACTTCTCGCGAAGTGCTTCTAAATCTACGAGTCCATAACTATGTAAAAAACATTTCAAGTTCAATTTAACTAAATCTGAAATGTTTAATCTGAGTGATACGTCTATCATCTCATCGACAGTCTTTCCAAGTGCAAACAACACCGCGAGTATAGAACCCGCGGATGCACCCGAAATTTCTTGTACATTACTGAGACGTTTTTCTATATTTTTGAGATACCCTAACATGGCGTAAAATCCCATAGCACCTGGACCAATTACCAAATATTTCATCGGTGGTCACTTAATAGTACTTAGGAAATTGCTTTCGCAAAAGAGCGAATACGAGCGCGAAAACGACGGTGTGCACGATCGCAGACGCTGGGCTAGTCTGTCCTGACATGTACACACCCTTCGAGCCTGGTGGCAAAGTGAGCAACATACCTGGGCTCAAAGCCAAGAATAAAACAGTGGTCACGATGAGGTCGGTGCGCGTGAGCACGAGACCCATGGCCTTCGCAATCAACGAGTACACGAGAAAGAATACGAGCGCGTGGAAAAGAACCGCAGTTCGACCAGTGAGTCCATCACGGAACTTGATACTGGTACCATCGGTGCGGAGCAAGATACCTGGGCTGAGCGCGAGGAACAAGGCGGCTGGGATAGAAACCTTTTGTGGAAGCATGTTTACTTTGTATATATATTATAATTCTATAGCTCTATTGTCTGAGAACTGATAACAAAACTCGATGAAATCGTGATACTTGGCATCTTTGAGAATATGATGCCCGAGTGCTCTATCTCTCAGATATCGCTTCAACAATTCCCACATCCACCACAAATCGTCATCGAAATGCCCACCCCAATCATCTATATGAAGGGGGCGATTCATTTGCGTTTCATAATCTTCGTCATCACTGTATTCATTATCGCTGAGGCGCTCTGTAGCGTGAACATATTCATTCCAAACCATTATTTACGGTCTTTGATACCCGTGAGGGAAAGAGATGTAGATTCCTTTACTGGTAAGTTATCGAGTATAGCCTTTAACACACTTTCAGCCTGTTGTTCATTACCATTGAAGTAGTTCACAAGACCTTCCATCACGGTGGTCTTATTAAGACCGGTCTTTCTGGCACTTTTACGAACGGAAATCTTCCCTTTTTTGAGGTTAATGGCATCGAGACCGTTATCCATCATGAGCTTTTTCACTTGCAATTTGAGGGATTTTTCGGCCTGAACGAGGATCTTTATATCTTCTCTGGCTTCTGTAATTTGCTTGTTTAATTCAACCAATTTAGAGACGCTGTTTGAGAGTTCGTCTGAAGGAACTTGAGACATTTATATATATTTAACACGTTATTCTTTAAGTTTAGGCGCACAAACTACGTTGCATGGTATCTGGTGCAATAGTGGAGTTATTCCACACAAAGGCGTCCTTGGGGTTTGGTGGGTCGGCACGAATTTGTTGGTTCGCGTTACGAAGGGCGCCGCCGATAGTTTCTGGGTAACCAGTTTGTTGGCGTGGCTCGAGGAAGTTTTGACCGGAGAGAATGTCATCTGGAGCAAACTCACCGAAATCCTCCTGAGGCGCAACTTCACGTGGCAACAAAGAAGAGGCGAGACCAGTACCCGCCTTCATTTCACAACCAATCCCGGCTTGAGCCGATGGACCAACGGCATCAATGCCACCGATACCGGCATACTCCGAGTCCTTCACACTGTAGGTGGAACGGTTATTGGTAACCATGAGGTAAACCACAACCACAATCGCGAGCCCGATGATCGCTTGGCGTGGAGTGATCTTTTTCATCTTCATCATCTTTTATATATAGAAACAATTTTTTTATTCATCGTCTTCAATCACAATCTCCTCTGGGTAAGCTTCAACTTCGAGTTCTGGCTCTGGTGCCGGCTCTACCTCCGGCTCTGGGACGGGTTCAGGTTCGGGTTCCGGTTCTGGATTCATTTTCACCTGGACCAAATTCCACGCCGGACCGAAGGCTTTCTTCGCGAACCAGAGACCGGCGTATTCAAGCATGACGGTACATGCTGTGCCTGGAGAAAACGCTTCAACCTGGATGACTTGCTTCGCTGCGTCGAATACCTTGGTAGCTGGGATCTTATCCGCTGAAATAGTGTCTTCCTTCGTGTAAACCTTGTTGATTGTTTTCTCGGTCAACTTTTTACCGAACCACGTCTCACTGTTTTCGAATGCCGACACCAAGTTTTGTGCGTGGATAGCATCAATCTTATCGACACCTACAGCATCGGTGAGATCGAATGTGACTTCACCGGAAACATCATCGACGACCTTTACATTCTTGACCTGGACATAACACCGCTTCTGCTCTTCGGTGCGAGCCTTGACGTGATAGAGACCATCTTCACCCTTTGAGAGAGATCCGTAAATCATTTTATATATCATATACGGTTCAAATCTTTAACCCCTATAAACGGTATCATAGCCGATTTGCGTATAATAGGCTTTGGAACCCATGCATCTCTAGATGGTTTGAATCCGTAAAGAGTTTCCTCTAGTTTTATCTTATCCGGTAACGGAATGGGGCGTTTTGGCCTGTAATTGAATTCATCTTTCACATAGTTATTCGATTTATTCTTGACCCAATCTAATTCTTCTGTGTTGAAACGCATATTACCCTGTGTTTTAGTAAATCCGGATACATTCCCCATGTTATGCGATGCTTTTATACCGTGTACGTACTGTTTGGACAGTTTTTCTGGATCTGGAGTCGTCGTAAATGTGGTGTATTTCTTGGGGTTCACTTTCTTTGCATTTGACATCTTCACATTACGAAATTTGGTGTGCTTTTTAGCGGTCTTCTTTAGTGGTATGCCTACCTTTTTCATGATATCTTCCATCGAATCGCTTTGAAGAATTTTTCGTCTCGTCACGAGACGGGCGAGTTTAATCATTCGCCGACGATCCTTTTCTTTCTTTTCGGGTGCTCTGAGTCCTAACTTCTGCATGGTATACGAATCTTCAATGAGAAACTTCTTAGACGCGAGTTTGATGTTATCAAACTTACCGATAACGTACTTACCCGTGATTTTGAATATGTCGAGTGCTTGTACTTGATCATCTCCAACTTCGAATCCAAATTCACCTGGACGCATGAACGCGATGTCGAGTATACCACCCATGTTGATTGGTTCAATGCGACCAGTCTTTGGTGAGTACACGCGAGCTTTCATATCGAGTGTGAAAAGCTCGATGTCTGCGAGTGTGTCTGGTCCTTTTTTTGCATCCTTTTTCTTCGGGATGAGTGTATACCGACGCGTGACATATGGTCCTTTATTCGCAAAACCTAGACCTATGAATTTACCTGGTTTCCCACGTCCTTCGTACACAAGCTTCGCAAATCGTGTATTCACTCGCTTCGCGACCTCACCGAGTTTGTTCCATAGCAAAAGCTTGACCGCTTGAAGTTTCCCAAAGAATTTAGTGTCTGGCTTCAGTCTGGGTGTAAATTTTGTGTCTATATCGAGTGTCATGATTCTCTGGGTTGGTTCTAGGTATGAATTTACGGCGTCTCCGCCGGATAAAATTAGATCACCGACTGGATTCAAAAACTCTGTGAGTTCGTCAATGATCGCGTATAATTCGTAACGAAGTATGTCAGTGAATATAACACTCGCGAAGTCTTTGAAATCTTCATCCTTGTGGACACGGTGCATCCTCGCCCTGAATTTGGCGACATCATCTTTCTCATAAAACTTTTCGAGAACGGGATCGTTGTGGAACAGTTTTTTCGTCCTGAACCTATTTATGACCCCAGCTGAATACTCTGCTTGGTCCATGTTATTAATACATCACATAATATTTCAACAAGCTTAAAGATGTGATACCTAAGTAAAACATAAAACGAGATGTCTCTTGAAACTATCCTCACTGAAATTGCCGCTCTCCGTAACGACGTCAAGTCCTTGACCAAGATTGTTCGTAAGATCAAGGCCAAGCAAGACGACCCAGACGGAACCAAGGCTGCTTCTCGAGCGAAGAATAACGGCTTCAATCGTGAACAAGCTATCTCCCCAAAGCTCCGTGAATTTCTCGGTGTTGAAGAAGGGAAGCTTGTCTCCCGTTCGTTCGTCACCCGTGCCATCAATAACTACGTCACTGAAAAGGGTCTCAAGCACCCAGACAACGGTCGCGTTCTTGTTCTTGACGACAAGCTCCGCACTCTTCTTGACCCACCTGCGGACACGCAAATCACTTTCTTGAACTTGCAAAAGTACTTGAGCCCACACTACACCAAGGTTGAACAAACTGCTTAAAAAAATATACACTAACAATATAAAATGTTAATCGACAAGGCAACCGTCGAAACCCTTGTTGGTACAAAGATATCTAAGATAGATTTGTACCAAAAAGCATTTACGCATAAATCTGCATTGAAAGAAAATGAAAACTTAGAATCTTTTGAGACTCTTGAATTCATAGGTGATTCTGTATTAGGCTTTGTTATCACAAAGTTCTTATTTGACAGGTACGAGAAACAAAAGGAAGGTTTCCTCACAAAAGCTCGCACTAAGCTTGTACGAGGTGAAACATTAGCAAATATCGCGATGAAGTTGGAGATGTACAAATGGGTGCAAATGGATGAGAAGGGTATGCGAAATGAATGGTTCAAGAACCCTAAAATTCTAGAAGACGTGTTCGAAGCATTCATAGGCGCGATATACATGGATCTTGGTCTTCTGCACGCAAAACGTTTTATTTTGAATATTTATGAGAATCCGGAACTTATGAATATGCAATCTATCATGATAGATGATAACTACAAAGATCATCTCATGAGGTACTGTCAGACACATGGACATCCTTTACCGGATTATCGCGTCATTTCACATGATAATGGTATATTTTACATAGACGTGTACGTAAATAATGTCATTTTGGGTCGAGGATTTGCTAAAAACAAAAAACAAGCTGAACAGAATGCAGCAAAATATTTTTTCTATCCAAATTGTAACATCACGCAATGATTCCTTTATTATTTGTCGTCACATGTATGTTATTTAGAAAAGTTGAACCACCGATTCAATATTCTAAACAAGCTTTGATAGATGAATGTGAGAGATTAGGTGTATCTTCACGGGGTACATCTCGCATATTGAGACATCGCATTAAACGCTTAAAAGATAGAGGAATAGTATGTTTAAGATGCACCCAAATGTTGCGAAGTTGATAAGTAAGACATATGCGGAACAGCGGTCACAAGAATGGCTCGATTTGAGAAAGAATATGCTCACGGCGAGTGACTGCGCCACAGCCATAGGTGAAAATAAATACGAAAAACCATTCGATCTTCTTCTCAAAAAGTGTGGTAAGGGGAAACCATTCACGGGGAACGCAGCTACGGAACATGGTAATAAATACGAAGACGAAGCCAGAATTATCTATGAACAAAGGCACAATGAAGTTGTACATGAAATTGGACTCGAACCACATCCCAAATACCCTTGGCTCGGTGGATCACCCGATGGTATTAGTGAATCTGGAAAACTCATTGAAATCAAATGTCCTATGTCACGTGAAATTTTACCCGAGGTACCGCGTCATTATATGCCTCAATTGCAACTATGTATGGAGATTCTTGACTTAGAAGAGTGTGATTTCATTCAATATAAAAATGCGGATTTCAACTGGCCAAAACCAGAGGAGTTCGTGGTGGTTAACGTGAAGCGCGACCGGGAATGGTTTGAAAAGTACTTTCCAATAATGGAAGAGTTTTGGCAAAAGGTCTTGTATCACAGAGAACATGGGATAGAAGAACCTGTAAAAAAGACCAGGGCTCGTAAGAAGAAAGAGGATGAACCACCAGCTCCATGTGAAATCAAGTCCGACTCCGACGATGAGTATAGAGATGAGTGAGTTTTTACACTAACGGACGTGGAGTCATATTATTATCTAGTAATATATAAATGAGTTCACAACCGATCGTCATACAGCAGAAATCGAACGGTGTGTTCGGTACTACTATGAAAATAATAGGTTTTATTTGTTTGATTTCGTGTTTGTGTTCCATGTGGTCATCTTACAGAACGGCAAAAGCTGTTGGTAACGCAATTGGAAATATGGACATCAAAAAGGTAAATAAGAACCCAGGTCCAATCATCTCCGATATGGAGATCATTACACGGGACTCGACGCCAAGTGGCACAACTACGATGGAAATAAGTTCCGATGAACCAGAAGCTGAGGCGGTCACAACAAAGGTCATGAAGGTTGCGTTGTATAAAACATCTGACTGCACAGAGGAACCCATTGATTCAGTGACATTGGAGCCGGGTACATTTCTTAGTGCAAAGGGTGAAATAGATAAAAGAGATACCGATAAAGAAACAAATTACGTGTGTTGTATAAAACACGAGAATGCGAAACTCGCGGGTGAATACATGAAGGGTGGTGAAAAGAAAACTTTTAATATATCAAATGATGGTAAAACAAATATCGTTCAGTTTGGACAACCGGGTGGATCTGAAAACTGTGCGACCAATTTTTTTGCAAATTGGGCTCCTCGTGAATAGGTCAGAGTTTCTCTATATTCCTACATAAACTAAAAAAAATTCATTGAAATCAAAAATAAAAAAAATTATTTTTTTGAATGCTTTCTTCTTTGAAAAGGATTGAAAAAAATAAAAAAAGTTTTTTGTGTTTTTAAAAATGAAAAAACATGGTGTTACTTTACCTAAGTCATCACAGACCATGTCTAAATCAAACCAAAATGGAGCTTTATCAACATCAGATACAGGGTGTCAACTGGATGCTCGAGAGAGAGCGGTCAGAGGATGGACCGAAGGGTGGATTTCTCTGTGATGAGATGGGTCTTGGAAAGACGGCTCAACTCATCACCGTGATCACACGTAACCCCATGAAGAACACACTCGTGATCGTACCAAAATCTATAGTCACGCAGTGGAAGAGTGAAATCAATAAATTTGCACCACAGCTCAGTGTGTTTGTATACGATGGTCTCAAACGAACAAAATGCGCGGAAGATCTCAAATCGTGTGATGTGACCGTATGTCCATACAGTCTTCTTACAGAAGACGATCCTTTGGTACATAAAGTTAAATGGGGTCGTATCATACTCGATGAGGCACATGAAATTCGAAATAGACGTTCAAAGAGATTTAAATCGTCAATCAAACTCGTGTCCGAGACGCGTTGGCTTGTGACTGGTACACCTGTGTTTAACCGGGTGGATGATTTCGTATCTCTTTGTGGATTCCTGGGTATAGACCGTATCGATGTACAATGTCATCTCGATGCAATCAGACAAAAGTATATCATACGCCGTACGAAAACGAAGGACGATGTACCGGAATGTCATTTTGAAAACCTGGAACTTGAAATGTACCCCGAAGAGAAAGATATGTACCGGTACGTGTTCTCCGAGTCCCAGGAAATGATTCGAGAAATGATGCGTCGGTCACAGGCGCATGGCAATTCCACGATGTATAACATGGATATTCTTGAGTGTTTACTCAGAGCGCGACAGGCTATGATTTGGCCACAACTGTACATCGATGGCATGTCTAAAAAGACTGGCGAAGATATGGAACCATGGAAGGGGCGTTCCAAGAAGATGGAGACATTATTTGAACTCATAAATGAACACCCCGATGAAAAGACGCTTGTGTTTTGTCAGTTCATGGGCGAAATGAATTACATCCAGGAAAAACTAAACTGTTGTGTATTTCGCATCGATGGTTCGTGCTCAAAGGAGCGCCGAGAATCACAACTCGCCGAGTTCAATCGCGCGCCACAGAACAGCGTGTTTTTAATTCAAGTGAAGGCTGGTGGACAGGGACTTAACATTCAGTGTGCATCTCGTGTGTACATCACGAGTCCGTCTTGGAATCCAGGCACCGAACTTCAGGCAATTGGACGGTGTCACAGAAAGGGGCAGACTCGCGAAGTTTATGTGAAGAAGCTGATATACAAGGGCGACGAGAAATTCCCGAGCGTCGACGAATCCATCGTCGCGCTTCAGGTGAGAAAATCCCATGAAACTGCAGAAATATTGGATGACATTCGCCTTAAAACCCAATTACCGGGGAAGTCGGATGGGCTTTCGATTTCGGAGATTAGAAATATTTTCAGGGCATAGAGTATATACAATGAAGACATTTGGTTCGCGCGCTGAAGTGTTCCACGGTACCGCGGAAAAGACCGCCGGTGGGTTGAAGAAGAAGGACTTGTTCCAAGACAAGTATGGTGCCATCAAGAGTAAGGCGGCCTCCAAGGCGGCTCTCACTCGCATGGAAGAAGAAGGTAAGAAGGCGATGGTAAAGGTGTTCAAGCCAAAGAAGTCTGGCTTCAAGCTCCAGCCAAAGGAAGGTACTGCGGCGTACAAGAAGCTTATTAAGAAAATGTAAATGTAATATAAGAAGATATGACTCTCAAAAAGTGGGACCAAGCGGTCAGACTTGCCAAAATCAAACAGGGTATAGACCCAAATAAGTATACGATGCTTCGCGGAAAATTGCTCAAGGAATCTCAGGCTATATATTTGTTATTGACTATGTCTAAATAACAAACTGAAAGCCTTTCAAAGCCTGTGGTTCATATGTGACGAGCTGGTAAAGCTTATATGTAATTCCGAACTTCTTGTTCAAGAAATAAACACTGTTAATCTCTACGATTGCAGTTCCAGAATTTCTTGAATATAGTCCATTCTTACACTCTACGTTTCCAATTGGGTTCTTTTGTTCGTCATAAATATGTGGTTTGATTTTGCCTTCCATACCAACATCGACCTTTACACGGAATTTAGGTTCTCGATCGGGTGATTCCTTGATATTTGAAAAGAAGCACGATTTAAGTTCATCCATGCTCACCTTTCGTTTGAAAATATGTTCACTTTGTTCGTGCACAGCTTCGATGATCTTTTCTTCGAATGCACGCATCGTTTCGTAGAACTTCTTGACATAGTTAGCCTCTTCGTCGTACCCTTTCATAGCAAAATCGAGAGACCATTTTGTGGGACCAACTTCTGGTGTGAATCCTGAAATGCCGAATGGAATGTACATTCGAGGGAATTGAATTCGCAGGGGTTTTCCTTCCTTTGTGCACAAAGAAATTTTACGCCCGTCGTGTTGTGGTATTTCAAGTTCATCTAGTAGATTCACGAATTTAGACATGTTTATTACAAATTATACGAGCTAAAGCTTTAAGCAGAGCAAGCCGCACAATCGGCTTCAAGACTAAATTGAATGGGGCGCGCTTTCGCTTTCGAACGCAGATAATACATGCCTGTTTTGAGACCCTTTTTCCATGCATAGAAATGCATGGATGATAACTTAGATGCGGTCGGACTCTCGACAAACAAATTCATACTTTGACTTTGGTCGATGAATACACCTCTATCTGCCGCCATATCGATGATGACCTTCTGACTGATTTCCCATACGGTTCGGTAAAGTTCCTTGAGATTGTCTGGGATATCGACGATGTTTTGTACGGAGCCATTCGCTTTCACCATGAGATCTTTCATCTCCTTTGACCAAAGACCTACTGCTTTGAGATCATCCACGAGGTGTTTATTGACGACGACAAATTCACCGGCGAGTGTACGTCGAACGTAGATATTTTGTGTGTACGGCTCAAAACACTCGTTGTTTCCAAGAATTTGAGACGTACTCGCAGTTGGCATTGGTGCCAGTAAAAGACTGTTTCGAGTACCATTCTTCACGCGTTCGCGCATGGCATTCCAGTCGTATCTCGAGGACACCTTCGCGTCACTCCACATATCAAATTGAAGAATACCTTTACTGAAAGGTGAGCCTTGGAATGTCTCGTATGGTCCGAGCTTATCTGCAAGTTCACAACTCGACTCGAGTGCCGCGTGATACATGGTTTCAAAGATGTTACGATTAATTTCACGTGATTTTTCAGAGCCGAATGATTCTCGGCAAAGAATGAAGACATCTGCGAGTCCTTGTACACCGATACCAATGGGACGGTGTCGCATGTTTGAGCGCCGAGCCGTTTCAGTTGGGTAAAAGTTCTTATCGATGACTCTGTTCAAGTTCCGTGTCACCATCTTCGTGACCTTGTGGAGTTCTTCGTAGTTAAACTCACCCGTTTCCTTATTGACGAATTTGGGTAACGCAATGGATGCGAGGTTACACACGGCTGTTTCGTCAGCATCAGATTTTTGCACTATCTCCACACAAAGATTGGAAGATTTAATAGTTCCCAAATTCTTTTGGTTGGACTTTTCATTACATGCATCTTTGTAAAGCATATATGGTGTACCAGTCTCACTTTGAGATTTAATGATTGCCTTCCAAATATCGGCGGCTGGGACGACCTTGTTCGCGATACCTTCCTTTTCGTACTTTTCATAGAGTTCATCAAACTCTTTGCCGTATACATCGGATAGACCCTTTGCCTTGTCTGGGCAGAAAAGCGACCAGTCTCCACCTTCTTCGACACGGCGCATGAATAAATCGGGGATCCATAGGGCTGAGAACAAGTCTCTGCATCTCGCTTCTTCATCACCTTGATTCAGTCGAATTTCCAAGAAATCCATGATATCCGCGTGCCACGGTTCAAGATATACCGCAATGGAACCCTTTCTACGACCAGCCTGATTCACGTAGCGTGCAGTAGAATTGTATACACGCAACATTGGAATAATACCATCTGATGTGCCATTTGTTCCTCTAATATGAGATTTATTGGCTCTAATATCATGAATATGGAGACCTATACCACCCGCCCACTTTGAAATTCGGGCACACTCCTTGACTGTATCGTAGATGCCATCGATGCTATCATCCTTGTTTGACACCAGGAAACACGATGACATTTGTGGTCTGTGTGTTCCTGCATTGAAGAGCGTTGGTGTGGCATGAATGAATAGACCTTTGCTCATGGCATCATATGTTTCAATCACACGCTCAATATCAGAACCATGGATACCTATGGCGACACGGGCATACATGTATTGCGGTGTTTCCATTATTTCACCGTTTACTTTTTGGAGATACCCTCGTTCAAGTGTCTTAATGCCAAAGTACCCAAAGTCATAGTCTCGTTCTGGTTTGATATGCGCGTTCATCTGTTGAGAAACATCACGTATCTCTTCGGTGACGATATCATTTTCATATAATTTAGCCATGGCTTCAGAAAACGTAGAGGGTACACGCTTCTGAATGTTACTCGCGACAATCCGCGTCGCGAGTATCTCATAGTCTGGATCACTGGTTATCATGCCGATACAGATCTCAGCAGAGAGCGTATCGATCTCGTACGTTTTGATGTTATCGTGCATCGAAGAAAATACCTGCTGAGCGATCATCGAGGCATCGACATTTTCAGACAACCCATCTGTGAGTTGAGAGATCCTATTGGTGACCTTATCAAATTTAACGTCTTCAATACGACCGGATCGTTTAATAACCCTCATTTTATAAATATACATATGAATTTTTTATATTACTTTATTTGAAGTCACGACTTCGCACTGGGACTGGTCCAGCCAATTCAACCTTGCGTTCTGGTTGAGTCAGGTAGCTGTTCACAAAGAATGCCCCATGTGCACCTGCTTTGGCTACCGGTGGGTAAGACGCGATAAAGCATTTGCCTGGTTCACACACAGGGCGATACTGTGGACACGCGGCTGTGGAATACGCTTCATCGAAATCGGAAACAGATATGTTCATTTATAATTACTGATAGTTTTTTTCCAGGACTATATTAAATGTGTGATAATCTTCACCTGAATTCTTTGAAGCAATGCCAGACACCACTGAACACACTTTTCTTTTCGGCGTTCAATGTGAACTTGCTTCAACGAGCGATACGTCAGGATTTCAAAAACAGAACGGGTATCTCCATCGATTACCAAAGCGAGGACGACTTGTATGCCATCATGCGTGTTGTTTTCATAAACAACTCTGGAGATCACAATGTGCGTGTAAATGAACAAGTCAAGATGATGAATACAATGGTTATAAAAACAGCTGTTGGTCAGATCCAATCAGGTGTTTCCCAATACATGGGATATGTACACGATATGGATAGAGGTCTTGAACCAATCGACAGACCAGTGAACACCACGACTTTTGGTAATAAAATGGGTAAAAATGAAAAAATTGGTATTTAAATGATAGTCATCATTGGTCCACGACCATTTTGATCGCCAATGACCGACTGCTCATCAGAGCCCACAATCGTCTCTTCGACGATATCATCGGGTTTGACGAGTTGTTTCTGCTGTGCGACTTTCACTTGTACTTTCACACCATCGTCGCCTGTGCTTATTGGTTTTGGAATGGAAACAAAGTAGACGACTGCGACAGTCAATGCGGTGAGTGCCAGGAGTGTGTATGTGATGTTCCCCTTCTTCATTATATTATATACCACATAAAGTTTTGGTGGCATGTATTGATATGAGTCTAAATTACTATAAATCTGAGACAGAGATTATCTGTAAACAGAAAGGTTGGACTAATGCCACCGTTGATACGGTATGGCTTCTTCTCACCGAGGAGATAGGAGAACTCGCTTCTGCAATCAGGCAGTACAAAAAAACGTACAAAAAAACAAACCTGAAGAAAGAGCGAGGTACCGACATCATGATGGAAATGGGTGACGTGTTTAGTTATTTATTTCAAATTTCATCGATGTTAAATGTAGACTTGGACAAGATGTGGTTAGAACACGGTAAGAAAATGAAGTACAAGAAATATAATCTGTGATAGTATAAAGATGCCTTTGAGCGACGAAGAATCTATTGATAGAGTGAACCCATATGTTCAGCATGATTTCTTCATGCCAGGTACGAGTCGTCAGATCATAGACTTTGCGCCACACAAAAAACCGATTGAAGAACCCGTGCAGCAGGAATATCGTAGTCCGATGTGCGACTATGGAGTAATGGTCGCAGGTCGAATTGGTCGAACGGATGTGTGTCCTTTATCTAGAGATTTGTATCCAGGAAGAAATATTCAATATGATGAAGATCCAGTAGCTGTTTACCGAGAGAACAACCCTAACAAGATTCATAATCAAAAAACTATGAATAATATGGTGGGTGCAGGGATTCTACTTCTATTAGTTGCAGTACTCTAAAGAATTTTTCGAGTCTCAAGTCGTTGGTACACGTCTGTATAATGTAAGGCATATGTTGTTCGCACATATCCTTAATAAACCTTTTTTGCCACGCACAATGCATATTAATCACTGGTGGTGAAAATGTAGGGTCTAGAATTTTGACCGCATTCATTATTCGCACAACACTACGTGTATTGTTATTTTCACATAATGCACTTTCCAATTCAACTAAAGCCATTTTTCTCCTGGTTTCAGTTGTTTTATGTATCATCGTATCTAAAAATTGTTCATAACGAAGTGTATCAGATATAGATTGTATAGTAGTCCATGTACCAATAGGTGTAGTTTGAAATATCTCTTTTTTATTCTCATAACCGATGCCTTTCGTATACTTTACGTATTCTATGTCTATGATTTGTGAATCACTATCAATGTCATGAGACACGCGTGCAGTTTTTACGAATGAGGTCATGACTTTATGTACTGTAATTTCTCTAAGTATTTTTAAAGCCTAAGTCACACCCAACACACCTTAAAATTAAGTATGTTTAGTTCAATCGCAAACAACACGTTCTCGTATTACCTGACTCTCAATGAGTTTCGAAATGAGATTCCTGAGAATATCAGACCGTCGTGGGTGAAACTCACTACCATCACGATGGTGTCGAGCTTTAATAAGCCTTTGAATATACAGCATCTCCGCAAATGTTTCGAGAAAATAACACCGATTCGTTTGCGAATGCGTGGAAGAAAATATGCAGGATGTGAATGGACACTGAAACCAACGTCGTTTTATAACCAAATTACGTTGGCTTATACAGATATGTATAGTGTAAAATCTATCAAACTGTTTCCAAACGGGAGTATCCAAGTGGCTGGGTGTTCGGACTTGGTAAACTGTAAACATATCATCAAACAACTCTCACTTCTCATCGGTAAATTACTAAACGAGACATCTATACCGCCGATCGAGACGTTTCGGGTCGTGATGATAAACTCAAACTTCAGCCTAAACTGGAATATCAATTTAATGCGCACAGCGGATCATTTTGAAAAATATTCTGATATCTTCAAAGTATCGTTTGAACCGGACAGATATTCAGCTGTAAAAGTAAAGTTTAAACCAGCTGAAGATATGAAAGAGGTCACGACAAGTATTTTTAGCACAGGGAAAGTGATTATCACTGGAGCCGAGACATTCAAAGAAATTGCATTCGCGTATAACATAATAAATCAGCACATCAACACCAATTCATCTATAAGAGTTAACGAGGTTGCACCAGACAAAAAAGAGATATTTGATTCATTGTCAGGAGCAAACATAAATGATATAGTTCATAAACTCAGGAACATGAATGTAAAATCCTGGAAACGTACAATAGAGAATAGACAAATTAATTTCTGATGTAATAATAAAAATGTCTCAGCGACTTGGAATGGCCGATGGTCGATGCTTCACCATCAACTCGTCTAGCCAATTGTACAACAACTACTTGATGAACAAGAATGGTGTATCTTACGAAGACAACTATTCTTACCGCAAACTCTTACAATCGAAGGGACCGGAACTTTTCAAGCTCGACCAAGAAACGAAAAAGTGTGCTTCGTGTGACAAGGCCTTGGTCGACACCCGTAATATTTACTAGATACGCTAAATTAGTGTTATTTTAATATACAACCTTTCTAGAGAATGTGTCAGTGTGCAATATGTCTCAATGACGTCAGAGAGACGAGGCATAATAAACCCATACGATGCGGACATTTGTTTCATTCACATTGTCTAGAAAAGTGGAAAAATAAAGGTAAGCAAACTTGTCCAGTATGCAGAAGGATATTTGACGGAGACAATTTCAGGGTGCAAATAACGATTCATAATAATTTTGAACTGACTTCAAATACTGTGATCGTCGATCCGGAATTCATATTTGACGCACTCGATATATTCTTTGATGTTGAAAATGAGAATGACATCTCAAGTCTTCTTTCTGACTTTGGGGTGAGTGTGTCCGACTTTGATCCCCTTGTTTTTAACACAGAATGAACTACAATACGTTTTGTAGTTTAACGAACCATAATCTCTTGACGCTTTACGTGGATCTATGATTACGTTTCCTTTTGCATCCGTGAGTAATGGTCCAGTCGCCCAACCACGTTTGTGTGCAAATATATTAGCCTTGAAACGTATGAGTTTACCTGGTGTGAGCTTTGGTGCTACATTTTTAACGCGAGTGACCGGAACTTTAAAAAATTTCGCTATCGCTTCGTGTGTGTTACCCTTTTTTACTTTGTACTCCACTACATTTACTTGTTTGTAAAAGTGAAAATCACCTTGTCTGAAATAATTATTTGGGTTTCCCGGAGCCACAAACATCATGACTTTGTAATGCCCCGGTTTGCACTTCTCCTCGGCTTTGGCTATGTACACCTTTTTTGGGTTATCCGAAACGACGCGCTGTGGTAATTGTTTACAGCTAACATACGAGTGGTTCATGTTTTTCATACCAGCGCGTTCACCAGGGACACTTTTGTATCCTCTCTTTTTTTCGTAATCACCGACGGCGTACGCATAACAATTATTATTATTGATACCTATTGCCCTTCCCCACAATCTCTGTGTAAACTTTGGCTCCGATCCACTCAGGGGGAGTCTCTTTGGGGTCTGTCCCATTAATAATATTCGAGAAAAAAAATATTATTAATAGATAAATGATCCAAGGTCTTGTTAACGCACGCAAAACACAAGATGCCATCACCGAGCTCCTCACGTTTATTCTCGTGATTCTCATCACGACCTTTGTGCTACGATTCTTATGGAACCGTTCCCTTGTGAAGCACGTGACTGTTCTCAAGAAGCTTGACACCTTCCTCGACGCTTTCATGTTGTCCTTGGCACTCGCGGTCGTCCGTGGTATTTAAACTTCCCGGTAACCGGAAAATGTTTCACCATTCGAACTCTTCAGAGTTGGAAATGACTTGATTCCATTGCACTGCTTTTTTTCGCAGTCAACGAAATCAAACACTTTACCATTCTTTTTCATGTAATCCAATTGCTTTCTCGTCCAACCGCACCAATCCGCGCCATACACAGTCCACTTTTCCTTGCACTTTTTGCATGTACATCCTTTGCAATCACAACGACCTTCTGCACACCCACACCCACATGGACATTTCGATGGTCGATTCGTGTAGAATAACACAATCAACACAAGAATCGTCAACACAATAAAAGCAATCATTATTAATTACTTCAAATATTTTAATTTAAGAGCATCACATATTTGTTTTATAGTTTTTCCCTGTGTATTGATACCAGCCTTATTAGCTTTTTCAACGAGCTCCGATTTTTTATAAGTAATACACTTCTTGCCATCTATACGCGTGTATCCTTTTGGTGCTAGCATCACTTTTATCTTGGGTGTTACGGGTTTACGTTTCTTTTCTAATATAGCTTTCGCTCTTTTAATAGCAGCCTCTTCATTTACGGGTGTTTTTCGAATCACTTGTTGCTTCGGTTTATTCTTTGGGATGGGTTTCGCTTTTGGTATAAAATCCAACGGATTCTTACGTTGTGTCACCTTGGAACGGTATGGTAAGAAAAATGAATCTGAAAATATCTTTTCAAACGTGGGTAGTTTAGTGTGATCAGCGTTTAATCTCAAACGGAAATTCTCAATTTTATTTGTTTTTAAACCTATATATTCTCTTGGTAATATACGCTGTATAAAACTAATTACACTTTTCGAAGATTCCGTGTTTATTCGAGCGCATATGAGAAACATCGCATTCAAAAAGAGGTGGGCATCGTACATCATATGTGATGTTGGAGATATACCATATCCTTTATCGAGTCCATATATCTTGGGATTTCTTATGGTATTCGTAGACGATAAACCATAATCCGTTAACAGTGTTTCTAATCCAATGTCTTCAACTTCCAGATTCATGTTACCTATTTTGTATATAGTCATTTTTAGCGTAGGTGTTCGAGTTCGCAAAAGTACATTTTTTCCATGAAGATCGCTATGTCTGAAAGATGGATATTTTTTATGTATTCTATAAAGATTATATAATACATCGGTAATTATAAATCTAAAATGTATAGGTCTCAATGAACCTTTATTTTTTATGATATACGGTTCGAGTGCACCTCCATTCGCATATTCACTATACATGATGTCTCTATCTTTACACTTTTCGAGTGCATATGAGTTGACACCACCTAATTTACTAAGTAGTTTTCCAATTTTGTATTCCGATGACAACGATTCTCGTTGGATTTTTATAGCGATTTCATTTTTGCATTGCTTATCGACGCACCCATAGAAAATCTCGCCATATTCACCCTCACCGATTTTTTTAGTACCTACACGCGTTCTCACGGCTTTTCTAATAGACAAATTTGGAGTTGTGTTACCATTTATCGTATAAAATATTTTTTCTGGATTACAACCTAAATTTTTGATGGCATCGATGACCGCTTTACCGATTTTTTCGTGGTCTCTAGGTGTATTGGCTTTGACAACCTTGCGCCTGATGACCGCTAAATTTTTGATATGTTGGTCTACTTGCATCTTGTTTTAATGCTAGATTTTATTCGTCGACTTGACATTCCTCCTCATAGTATTCTTCCTCAGCACCTTCGTCAGCCGTGTCACACGAGGCCGATGTTTCAATACCTTGGAAGGCAAAAGAGGGAAGGTTCGTCGATTGTTGGAAAAGAGCTTGGGATAGACGCAAACTCACACCAAACTTATTGTCAATAAACCAGATTTGAGTTACATTCACGATACACAAGCACCGCTGACCCTTTTCGATGGAATCAATTGGAACAAGTTCTTGTTTTGGGTTATACGCCTCAGCCATGAATTCACCAGTTGGCTTCGTCATGACCTTGAGTTTAACGGTGTCTGGATAATCTTCTTTGCCTGGGCGCACGAGAGGCTTGTATAAGGCCTCCTTCATAACTTCTGGATTGTATACCTTCCCGAGCCATTCCTTAGAGTTTGCCGCGACCGTCTCGATGATTCGCGCGTCAAGCTGCTTAAGCTTTTCGGCGAGCTCGACGGCGGACTCGTTGTCCGGATCGACGGACAAATCGAGCGAATACGACGTCTTGTTAGTCGTCTCATCAGTAAAGGCGCTCAAACCGTAAGGGCTTCGCATGAATGGAAGTTGCAAGTACAATTTCCCCTTACCGTCAGCGGTGTTAATGTATACTGTCTTGCCACCGTTCTTGTTCTTCTTCATCTTACTGAAGACGACAGAGGACGGATCGAAAGTGTTGTAAAGTTGGATCATATTAGTGGACGACATTTGCTTGTTTGTATATGTTATGATGGTGTCCAAACTTTAAGTACGTTTTTTTTCTCAGTCTACAATATAAAATTACACATGGGTATCTTTAAAGATTGTGGTTGTGGATGTGGGGGTGCTAAGGCTCAGCAGAAATTTTTGATTTCTTCTATGTCTGCCCTTGTATTCTTTATCATTGCGAACCCAGATACATTTCGATTGACGCGCTCCATCTTCGGTCGATGGGTGTCCGGTCCAACTGGCTGCCCCACTTTGCGAGGTCTCGCGCTTCATACCGTAGTGTTTTTGCTCATCACATGGGCCATGATGAACATTAAGAAGGAAGACTATTCCATTGAGGAGGGGATGCCAATGATGGTTGGACCTTCACCAGAAGAAGAAAAACCTGTGGTCAGTCCACCAATGGCTGAAATACCAGAACCCCTCCCCGGTTTTAGTGAAATGCAATACGATGCGATTGACAGTGGTCTCGAACTCGCACCACTTGATATCATGGGTGAAGAAATCGACAAACCAGTGACTCTCAAGGTTCGTGTACAAGAACAGACCACTTGCCAATGCGACAACGGTAAGACTATCACCATCCAATAAATTAATTATATATAGATAATAATCAATATAGTAAATGGCGATTCACCATTTAGTATATTGAAGTTTTTAGAAATCTTCATCGAATTCAATTTCGCATGAATCTTCGTCCATCTTTCCATAGTCTCCCACTCGCTTTTCAAAGAAATTTGTCTTTCCATCGAGACTTATGGTTTCCATAAATTCGAATGGATTTGTCGAATTCCAAATCTTTTCTTGACCCACTTGTTTTAAAAGCCTGTCAGACACGTATTCAATATATTGTGTCATTTTCTCCGAGTTCATGCCGATGAGACTACATGGGAGTGCATCTAAGATGAACTCTTTCTCTATCTCCACCGCTTCCTTTACTATCTGCTTAATTGTGTCAGCACTTGGTTTAAATTTAAGCATGTTGAATAATTCAACCGCAAATTGTTGGTGAAGTCCTTCGTCTCTGCTTATTAATTCATTACTAAAACACAAACCCGGGAGAAGCCCTCGCTTCTTGAGCCAGAAAATGGCACAGAAACTCCCGGAAAAGAATATACCTTCCACACACGCAAATGCAAGTAGGCGTTCACTGAATGGTCGCGTGTTATCAAACCACTTCATAGCCCACCTTGCCTTTTTCTCGATACACGGCACCCGCTGTATCGCCGAAAACAATTCCCTTTTTTCCGAAGGTGAACGAATATACTTATCTATCAATTTACTGTATGTTTCTCCATGAACCATCTCATTGTGCGCTTGATAGGCATAAAATGACCTAGCTTCGGGGTATTGTACTTCATCCGCGAAATTGTTATTGAGATTTTCAAATACAATACCATCCGACCCAGCAAAAAACGCCAATATAGTCTTAATAAAATGCCGTTCATTGTCGGTAAGTTTGTTCCAATCATCCATATCTTTCGATAGATCGACCTCTTCCGCCGTCCAGTTACTCATTTGTGCTTGCTTATACAGTGCCCATAAATTGTCGTGTTGAATAGGGAACACAGTAAACCTACTCAACGTTGGTAATAGCATTGGCTCCGTGTCTTCGACATAGTCTTGAAAGTCAAAAAAGGAACCATGATGTTTTCCGTCGATGAAAATTTGTGGGTACGCGGCGATTGGTTTACCACATAATTTTTCCAACTCACCCTTTTCGATTTTTGTCTTCTTATAATCCAAGCACAATTCCTTGCACATATCTTCAGCTAAGTCGCAGTATTTACATCCATCCTTCGAAAAAATTTCAATCCCCATGTGTGTTATTACCTGAAAATATTTTTGTCTCAAAACTTTAAGAATGATTAATTTTTCAGAGATCCAGCCTGGTGATCTTATAAAAGTTTTATTGAATATTGATGATGTTGATGATGAGATGTACGCGACAACTAGAGAGAATATGAACGACTATCTCACCGTCAATTATTACCTAGACACGTCTCTCGTGTATAAAGGTGCTCGTGTATATGAACTTGACGAAAACGAAGAACTTGTACAACCAGAAAACCTGTGTGAACATTACCCAGATGGTACATCCGTATTTTGTAAGATAGGTGACTCTATGTATTGTATAAAGGATGAAATAGATGAGGATATGGACAGTGATATCATAGACGAATCAGATGAGGAAAGTGATCTAGAAGGATTCATTGTCCCAGACGATGAAATAGATGGACAGGTCATCCCACCGTCATCACACAAAGAGGTTGACCGTGAGTGGAATGAATGGAAACCCACGAGTCCTGGTTCTCGTAAATTTAAACAGGTCGTCGATTCGATTGAAGAGTTTGCAAAGATACATGCAGATAATCTAAATTTTTGAAAACCTAAGTGCGCATTTTCAAAATTCAAAAAAAAGATCTTTTTGATATGGAAAGATTGACTGCTATCTGGTCGGATGTCGACCGTTTAATGAATAAACCTACTATAAGAAAGTCAATCAATACGCATTTATGTACAAATTGTAACGGTATAAAAGTATTTACAAGGGAAGGAATGCCCGTGTGCTCCCAGTGTGGACTCACACAATCGCATTTCATAGATGACAGTCCCGAGTGGACGAGTGGACTCAGTGAAGACGGGCGTGTCAATGACCCGTCGAGGTGTGGAAATCCAAATCCAAACCCGGAATTGTTTTCCGATGCATGGGGTAAGGGGACTGTCATATCAACAAAAGGTACATCGACGTATGAAAACAAACGAATGGCAAAAATAAACTTTCATCAATCGATGAATCACACGGATAGGTCATTATTTCATGCCTATAAGGACATAGATGAAGCCTGTCATACATTACCAGATAGTGTACTAAAAGACGCCAAAATGATGTATAGAAAATTTAACGTAGAAAAATTGACTCGTGGAGCCGTTCGTTTAGGAATAAAAGCAAACTGTGTCCTATATGCATGTAGACTTTCAAAAATTCCTAGGACAACAAAGGAGATAGCTGACATGTTTGGTATTCAATCAAAAGACCTTAGCCGAACTACACAAATGTTCAAGGATACTCTTCTAGGTAAAACAGAAAAGAATTACGTAACGAAACCGTTTAACGTCATGCAACGTTTATTGAATTCATTTGAAGTTACGCGGTTAGAGAGATTGGAGTGTAACAAAATGTGTTCAAAGTTAGAAAATTGTGCGGAGCTCATGAGTAAAACACCGAATAGTGTAGCATCTGTGGTGATTTACATCGTGATGAAAGGTCAAGTTTCTAAGAATGAAATAAATGATAAATGTTCTGTCTCGATACCAACTATAAACAAGATAGAAAGTATAATTAAACGATACTTAGAGGAATGATTGTAATATAAATTAATATGGTCAAGTTGTTTTTAGCTACACCATGCTATGGTGGTCTATGTCTCGAAAAGTTTATGACAAGTGTCATTAAACTTCAAATCGCGCTCATTAAGGAAGGCATTCAACTCATGATTGATACGACGGAAAATGAATCGCTCGTACACAGAGCTCGAAACGTTGCAGTTGGGCGTTTTATGCAAAAAACCGATGCAGATTTATTCATGTTTATCGATGCAGATATTGATTTTAACGCAGACTCAGTGGTTCGTCTCGTAAGGTCTGGACATGATGTATCGGTCGCGGTATATCCAAAGAAGGTTGTCATGTGGGATCAAGCGAAGACTGCAATCGAACAAGGTGATGACCGAAATATGGCAATGTTATCTTCGAGTCTCGTCGCGAATATAGGGGCACATAGACGTTCAGTGGAAAATGGATTCGTGGAAGTCCTTGATGGACCCACTGGTTTTATGGTTATTTCTCGCAAAGCGTTTGATAAGATGCACGAACATTTCACAGATTTAAATTGCAAAAACGATCACCAAAATAGAGATTTTGATGAGTACTGTGCAGTGTTTGACTGTATGATTGATCCAGAATCTCGTAGATATCTTTCCGAAGATTATGCTTTCTGTCGAAGATGGCAACAAGTCGGAGGGAAGATTTATGCCGACGTTCACACAACATTGGGACATGTTGGTAATCTGCCATTTTCTGGTTGTATGAATGATAGGCTTAAGGCTTAGAGTTTTATAGTTACTAATGAAACTAGCGACTATCATCGTCACACGAAGTAAATCATGTCATGTAAAGACGTTACATACGGTTCTACGTTTAAACCTCATGTGTATCCAATCAAGTGGTGTTCAAAATGAAGTCGTATATGTGAATGACGATCCATATGAGAAGTCAGAGATTATCCAAAAGTATATGAAGACCGTTGACCGTATTTTATTTATTGATTTTAGTGTGGCGATGGACGAGGGGTCCATCGCCCAAGTATTTAAACCACATGAAGGACTTGGGTGTTTAGTTTTTCCGGGTGTAAAGGAGGGGATTGATTGGGAACGATTTAAAAAATGTGTGAAAGAACAAACGAATGAGCCTGTGAATCAAATTGGTCTCCATTTTGATACGGAAGTTGGTAAAATGATTTCCGAAGATATCTACCAAGTCATGAGTTCGGAAGCGCGGTGTTGGTTGATGATGTGTAAGAATACATCTAAGTTTGTGAGAGATAAAAGAACACACGATTACCGGGTTCCACCAAGAATGGGGCAAATGTTTGCTAAATTCAAGGAATTGGGTGTCAAAATCAATGCTTATACAGCATCTAAGTTGACCATGACATATACCCATGAATGTGTGAGTAACTTGTTGAACGCTGCCGGGATTAAAGCTAATTAAAGATTAGATATAAAATATTAAACAGATGTCACGAGTATCTGTAAAGAGAGATGATCCACTTTACAAATACGCGATAAAATACATGGAAGATGCTTGGGGAACCATGCCCAATCGATTTCCGGGATGTCAACCAATATCTATCGAATATAAACATTTCGATTTACTTCGCAAAAATGATTATGTGGTTTGCGAAAAAACGGATGGTGTTCGATTTATGTTATTGGCATTCATGTACGGAAATCACAAAGTGTCTGTTCTCATAAATAGAGCTCTTGATGTTTTTTTATGTAAACTTACATTTAGGCGAACGTTTTATGAAGGTACTATTCTGGAAGGTGAATTGTATAAAGACACTTTTTTCATATACGACTGTTTGAAAGAGTCTGGTGTTATTGTGGGTCATAAGAATTTCATTGATAGACTCGAATATTGTGAAAAGGCGGCTAAAAAACTACTCGCACTGAAGGGTGATGCGACTAAGATACAAGTGAAGAAGTTTCATCTCATGTGTGATTATGAATACTTCTTAAATGAGTACATGCCCACCGTAACCCAAGAAGTAGATGGACTTATATTTACACCCATTAACTGCCCGGTAAAGGTAGGTACGCATGAAACCATGTTTAAATGGAAACCACGTGATAAAAATACGATAGACTTTCAAACTCATTTAGTGAACGGTGAGTGGCGATTATACGTTCAAGAAAAGGGGGAACTCGTATTTGAATCAATCATACCGAGGGATAAAATCGATACATCTTGGTTGAGAGATAAGATGATTGTTGAATGTCGCTACATGATCGACGACATTCCAATGTGGTGGATGCCTATTATGCAGAGAACTGACAAAACATACCCAAATAATCGAAGAACGTTCTATAGAACACTCGTAAATATAAAAGAGGATATCAAAATCACGGATTTTTTAAAGTGTATATGAGAACATAGTACCCAGCCACATCTTTCAATTGTGTCTCGCCAACATGTTCGTCGTCTTGTGCGTACCATTTATCGTTAAATTTACACATCGAGTAGTAATGTCCACCCCATTGTACACCCTCGTGTATTACGCATGATTGTAATGAATATTTGATATCATCTGTAAATGTAATCTCCTCTTCTACACGTATCATACTCTTTTTATCAAATGAAATGATCATTATTGGTTGCAGTTTATTAAAAAGGGTTCTCGTCGTAGCCACGTGATATACTTTTCCATCGTCGTCCACGTATCCTTCGAGTGTATTCCAGTTCATACTTTTATTTATCAAATCACTGACTTTACATACATGATCATCGATTGAGAGTGTTTGAATGCTATAGTCCAGGTCGATCGTATTCTTTCCCTTTGGTGATATAGTTATTTGTGTTTTTTTACCATATAGTAAACGCTTTATTATTCCATATTCCTTTTCGAGTATATCTATTATACAAAAGAGAGCATCCTGTGTATCGTGTGGCTCATGTAATTTAAATCTGGGAAACTCAACTTGAAATGATTTCAATAGCGGTGTAAGGTCAATCTTACTAGATTCCTGTGTACTGAAGTACATGGTCACGAGTTCATGGTACATTTTAGTAAATTTACAGTCACCGACATATCTACTCTTGTATATGTATTCTGATATAGGCAATATGTGAAGAAGTGATTGTATCGCTGAATTAAAGTAACACGTGTTTCCCAGATTTAGGAAGCCATGCATATAAAATATACACGAAAAAATAGTTGCCATAAACTCGCGAATGATATTAAAATAATTAATTATATAAATGAGCAGCGCAACGAGTGCACGAAATTTTAACAAAGAATTTAACCAAAGACTTGAAAACATAAAGCGTCTTGTGTATGATATGACGAGTGCCCTCGTGGGTACCCAGGTTACGAAACCAAAGACAAAAAGAGCTGCCCCACAACAGATGGGTGCGTCTGCTAAATCCGCGTTTAAAAAACCAACACCAAACACAAAGAAAGTACCCTCTGTGAGGAGATCGCCAGCTTCTGGGTTCAAAAAATACAAAAAGTAACTTAAAACTTGACTGCGTCAATTTATAAAATGCCAGCTCCTACTATCCTACCAATCACTACTGGCGAAGATGATTTCAAAACTACGCGAATCATTGGAAATGAAATGTTCTTCTATAGCGATGTAACTTCGGATGACATTCTGGAATTTACGGAAGAGTTTAAGAAGTTGGAGAATAAACTTCTTAAGCAAACCATTGATTTCCCTGGTTTCAAGCCTGAAATTAGAATCAATATCTGCAGTGATGGTGGAGAAATGTTTGCTGGTCTCAGTGCCATGAACGTCATCGAGAAGTCGAGAGTTAAGGTTGTCACTATCGCTCAAGGTGCTTGCTGTAGTGCAGCCTCGTTTATGTTACTCGGTGGACACGAGCGTCGTATGGGTAAAAATGCACACATTCTCATCCATCAATTATCTACGAATGGATTCTGGGGCAAGTTTGAAGATTTGAAGAATGAAATGGACTCGTGTTCGAAGTTCATGGATATGATCACAAAGGTCTATCTCGAAAAGACGGAAATTCCAGAAAAAGAATTCAAAAAGCTTATGAAGAAAGACATCTACTTGAACGTCGAAGAATGTCTCAAGTATAATGTTGTTTCCTCGATTGACTAACATCTACGCTTCTTTTATACAAGCCAATAACAGCTAAAATAATAACGACTATACACGCGGTGTTCATATTGAGTGGAATATTTGTCGCGGGGGGTGGCCTAAGTCGCTCCAATCGCTCGTGATTTACGACTGGAATCATATCTACCCTTAATATAATGGAAACAATTTTTAAAACCGACAAAAACGGCAAAAAACGCTACTTCGATATCAGTGTTAATAAACTTCCCGATGGTACAGCCAATATTGTGAAGAAGACTGGTATGGTGGGTGGAAAAGAATCTGTTTCAACCATTCATGTTAAGCTTGGATATGATAGCGCTCTTAAACGTGCGAAGACGATGTGGGAAAATCAAAAAGAAATACCGATTTTACCCATGCTCGCGAATAAATGGGAAGATAGACATAAGTATATTTCCGAACCTTTCTATGTACAACCAAAAATAGACGGTGTTCGTTTACTCGTATCCAACAAGGGTGGAATTTCAAGGACGGGTAAAGTCGTACCCGGAACTGAACACTGGGGGAAGGGACTCAAAGATGGCGAATATCTCGATGGAGAGTGTTACGATCCAACAAAGACCTTCGAAGAAATCACGAGTCTATATAAAACCAATCCAAAGGCCCTGGATTTTCTTGTGTTTGATTACTTTGACACGAATAGACCTAATCTTACATTTGATGAAAGACTCGAACGTGTTAACGTTGAGACCAGATGGGTAAAAACAAAGAACGACATACATGAGGTACACAAAGAATACATGGATGCTGGATACGAAGGAACTATGATACGCGAAGCGTCGAGTGTGTACGAGGTGGGTAAGAGAAGTAACTATCTTCTGAAACTGAAGGATTTCAAGACGGATGAATATAAAGTGGTCGGTGTACGAGAGTGCACTGGAAAAGATGTGGGTACACCTACATGGGAGTGTGTCACTGAAAGTGGGCACATGTTTACTGTACGACCAGAGGGCACGCACGAGAAACGTCGAGATATGTTTACGAATTCTTCGAAATATATTGGTAAGATGCTGACTGTAAAATATCAGAATCTAACTGAACTGGGTGTTCCTCGTTTTCCAGTCGGAATAGCATTTAGAGATTACGAATGATGTTATATTAAATGAACAGAGTTGCCATAGATATCGATGAAGTACTCGTACCATTTGTAAAGCCTATGGCTAAATGGCGAGGTCTCAATATGCCACCGTCTAATACACGGTACAAATATGTATACCGTGAGATGTTTAATATTACCGAAGACGAATCGAGACAAATGGTTGAAGAATTTTACAAGTCACCCGAGTTTCTACAATTGAAACCAATCCGTAACTCTCAAGTTGGTATCGTACGTCTACGGGGTCAATCGAAGAAGTTATATGCTGTCACTGGTAGACAAGATTCGGCTCGAGAAAAAACTGAAATCTGGTTGGATCAGCATTTCCCAGGTATGTTTGATGATTTAATCATCACTAACAGTTATACCGATCACGAAATCAAAAAAGTTGATGTATGTAAGAGTCTTGCATTGAACCTCATCATAGACGATAACATCGATACATGTATAGAATGTGCACAGTCTGGTATAAAAGCGCGAAATTTCGTGGGTTACGAGGAAGTGTATCCTTGGTGTGAACACACTGGAATGTCGATGTATGGATGGAAGTAATATAAAAGATACACACACCGATACACTAGATGGCTTCGTATGGTATTGTAGGTATTAACCCGGATAGCCTGAAGGTTATTCGGGATATGCAACAATTCAAACGTGTTTCGGTGTATGATAAATATAAAACAAGTCTTACGCCATTTAAAAATGTTAAAATACAGCCAACTGTTGCAGATTTAACCTTAAATATGGATGGTCCGAGAACTATCGCCACGTTTATAAACCCGGACGATTATGGATATGAAAATACTATGCACCAACTTATCGAGTGGTGCGACAAGGAGGATACAATCGTGAATTTAAATTTACAAAAGTTTGATAAAAATGCAGTTTATTATGAAAATTGCAAAGATAAGGGTATTCATTACATGACTGGAGGTATATCTGATAAATTACTCATGCTCGACGGCTCGAGAGATATCATCGACGCACAGGAAATCTTTTTTCGTACGTTTGCTAAAAGACTCGTCCATCTAGATGGAGAACCTGGTACTGCACACTTGATAAAATCCGTGCACGAAGCGATGGAGTGTAGTCTCTATCAGGTATATGCAGATGTATACGGATATGTAAATCAAGATTCTGCGATAATTGATATATTAAATGAACTTCAAAAAACGGATGTAAACGGTCCAATTTTGAAAAATGCGACGCGTCGGATGTATTCTGCACCCGAAAATGAAGACGTCGCAAATGAAAATAACAGAAGTACTTGGTGTTCTGTGAGAGCACTCGAGACGGGTGTTTGTGTACCAATTTTACAGTCCGGTGCAAATGCTCGCTCTATGAGCAGAGACATGAAACTCAGTAATACGAGTCAGGTATTCAATAAGTTTATTGATAATTTGGTGGCGATTCAAACTGTGCGTTTCATGTATGCGATGATTTACATCGAAGCTACCAGAGCGTGTCCAGCCATTAAAAACTGTCTGGAGATGAGCAACATTGAATGTGATATGTATAAAACTGAAAATATGTATGACGTCATAGAACAAACGGCTCTGTATGCAAAAACATTCTGTATCCACTGTGCAACTTCTGACATCCCATGTGTTTCAGTATACACCGCTTTGTATGAATATTACTTTTGGAAACAAACAAAAACCCCAATGAACTTTATCGCAGCGCTTCGCATATAATTTTATAAGTATAATTTAAGCATGCTATTTGTAATAATTTTAATTTCTATACTCATCATTACCAAGTCCCTCATGTATGCTCCCAGGGTTGAATACAAGTGTTATATGCTCACAACAGACCCGAATGGAAAACGCGCCACTAAATTTATGGACTCGTATGACCATACGGTTCCACTCGAGGTAGTAGTAGGTCCAGATACACGAACTCCAGAAAAGGCAAAACCTTATTCATCCCGTGTAGATCCCATGTACTACAGGGAGGCTCTTAAATTGTACTACGACGAAACTGCGATAAGACCAAATATTACCTATTTTAACCTCGGTGCCATCGGGTGTTACATGGGTCATATGAGTATATACGATAAGTGTTTCAGAAATAAACATAAGTACGCACTCGTATTTGAAGATAACGTCATCATCACACATCCAACTCTTTTTGATGAAATTCAAACGGTTATCGATGAACTCGGAGACGATTTTGAACTTTGTTTTTTCCATTGTTTATCGAGATATCCGGCGTCTGAAACGTCAAAAACTGGTCTTCAGCTCGTTCGCTGGATTTCGAGTACGAAGTGTTATTTGATACACGTAGATAATATGCATAAATATATACATAACTTTGATATCATGGATAACCATATAGATATGAAACACGAGGATTTAGTGTTTGATGGTGCTCGAATTTATTACAAGGATTTGAGACACTGTATGCTCATAGACAGGTCGCATAAAAGCATGATAGGTCACAGTGATTGGAGACGAAAAGATTACTTTTCAAAAAGAATCCCAGACGCAGAAACAGAATTTTTGGAAAAGGGTTATTAATTTTTTTGTCAAGTGATCATAACATGGTGTGCGCTGTTTTGATTAATGAAAAGAAAGATGACATACACGAAATCAACATAGATATATCACCCGAGAAAAATGAAATTTACAAGATACTCAGAGGTAAAGCAACTTTTGTCGGGCAATGGGAAGATGAATTTGTAGTAATATTGAAATGCAAAGAATCTCCATTTAAATTAAATAGAAATAAAAATAAATTACCTAGACCCTTCTCTAACATGGACATAGATGGGCGAATGTTGTTAATACGAATGGACAAAGATTCTGAACCCGCTGATTTTACCATCGATGAATACATGATGATGGTAGAAACAACCCACCCTCTTACGAGGGGGTTCACTTCCACGGAATATCCTGGGGCCTAAAGCGACACGCGGTTTTTAGAAATTCAGTAAACAATTCGAAATCTTTCTTAGGATCTTCTAAAGTGTCTATTGAATCGAGCACTTTACCAACATACGCATTATATTTTTTGTGTCCACCTTTGTGGGTGAGTCTATTTTCTCTTAGCCCGGGTAAAATGTATCTCGGCATCATAATAATATTTTTGCCATCGTTTACATCATACCTCAAGTACTTTATGAGCGGGTGATTTTTGAATTGACGCGGAATGACGTGATGGTCTTCCACGTTTTGTACACCCCACCGCAGTTTAAAATTTCGTCTTAGGATAGAACCGTATCTCATATTATTCTCTTGGATAACTTCTTCGCCGAGACGCATCAGCGAATCTTCGAGTTCATCTACCTCATACCAAGCATTATAACACTCGTTACATCCCTTGTTATCCGCACAAATTTCCTCCGCTTCTCGTATGGCTTCCCTGAATCTGAAACGCAAACGATCATTGTCGTGCATTTCAGATTTCATATTGATCGGTGACTTTTTATAGATAGTTTCAAGTATAGTGGTACGAATCTTAATACGTCTATACTTGTAAATATCACCTTGATGATGTGATGCGCGAATCATCTACACTATAATATATGGGTATTTTTTACGTTCTTCTTTTGTACGCAGCAATTGTATGATACCCAAAAATGTTATTAACACGAGAACGGCATCTTCGAAGTCACGAGTCGCGGAAAACGAAATAATGAGAAGTGATAGCAACTTGAACCACGCACTCGAAGTTAGCGCTTTTGTGCGCTCCGGAAGTTCACTTACTGGGGATATACCAAACATAGCGTGCATCATTATCATAATACCGTACAGTGTGTTTTGGTTAAGAAATGTATCTATACCCGGGTAGAAGTTTGTCTGAGAAACCTTAATTCCACCATACAATGTGACTATCACGAGTGGTAAGAGTATACTCGTGTTTTGAAGAAACGTCATTTATATATTTGGATATTATTTTTATTACATAGAAAGCATTTTTACATGTGCAAATCACACATGTAAAAATGCTCTTAGCGGGGTTCGAACCCGCGGCTTTGGCGTGCCCTTGTGAGAATGAACTCACGCAAGTATACTATCGTATAAGCACCACACTCTAACCATCTGAGTTATAAGAGCTTGTTTTACATATACAATACGCGCATCTATTCTTTAAACTAATTGTATGTATAGAAAACATCCATATATGTATCTTCATCCGTGAATGTTTTCAAGATGTCTATGATGGCTTGATTTTTACTGCATACTGCCCCCACCAAGCCTGGGTAAACCATCACGCCCATGTATTCTTGGAAATAATTACCAAATGCAGTTTGGCATGTATTAATAAACACCATTAACATCTCGAGTGCAGTGTTTTTGTCTTGTTTACTCGTAATCTGGTAAATACTAAAGCTCTCATAATCACCGTGTACGTTTCCAGCATTTTCGTACACGTGATTGACGTGTTCGATGATTTGGTGTTCAAGCTTTCGCAGTGCATTGAGGTCACCCTTTATGATAGCGCGTTGGAGTTCCATTTTTTATGCTTTATCGAAACTATTCTTGTATCGACTTAGGTTATATTTATACAGAGTTTGCGTGTGGGAGTTGCAAATCCAAAGATTTGCGTTTAGTCCGACTTAACCATCTATGTAACGCGTTTTTTACACTTGCATCCGAGTTGTATGTAGATTGATCTATCACGTTAAGACCATTACACACATCCGGTTTATTTTCTTTGTCTGGAAACTTTTTATTGAATTCGCATATCGTTTTATATGGTATATCCGGAGCTTCATCCAATAAGCGATCATATTCAACGCGTTGTTTTTGTACAAAATCTATGGCATCGGTTCGATGTTCTATATCTAAAGAAAGCTCCATGTCTATGTTTCTGTAAAACTTTGAATATTGGATAGACATGAGTGAATGTGCTTCCATCATAGTTGAACTGTTACTAAATTTAGATATGGAAGTCAATATACCAACAACTACATTTAAAAACGCAAACGTATATTGAAAAATGATAATGTTTCTCTTCATTTCCGGAGATACATTATCATCACTTGGATTAAGTACGGCAAACCCACCTACACCCGTTATAGATGATATTATGATACATGGGTATGTGAGTGCGTCTGTGAGCCACTTATAGTGCATCCTAGCGTGATTGTGTAACCATCTATAACCCGCAGCTCTCTCTGCCCAGCGCCTGAGGAGTCGCTCTTCGCGTTCACACCAATGGGTATTCATTATTTAACGCAGAGAAATTAAGTGCTTGACGCCTCGCAAGACGGTCGACTTCGTTGTTTTTTTCGTTTGTGGAATGCGCCTTGACCCATTCGATCGCGACACAAATGTTTTGATTCATAAGCTCTATTAAACGCACCCATAACTCTTTATTGGCAACGTCATTACCGGTACTTGTTTTCCAACCGTTTGATACCCATTTTTTAGACCATTCCGTGAGTCCCAATTTCACATACTTACTATCCGTGTAAATAATGACATTACGTTCATTTAATTCAATACACTTTTCGAGAGCCCGAATAACAGCAGTCATTTCCATGATATTATTCGTACTCGCACGAAATCCACCTTCAAGTGTGAACTCGGGGTCATAACACTTCGCCGCCCATCCACCCGGTCCCGGATTATGTAAACAGCTGCCGTCTGTATATATTTCTATCATACTTACACGTGTATCGTTTTTTAACTTTAATATGCATTCGCTTTGTAGCCGTATCCACCATTCAAAGATATGTTCGCTGAGTTCAAAGACCTGTTATTTATAATCGGTATCGCCGAACCATTATTCATTCGAGGGGATTTCTTATCAATGAACACGAAATATATGATGACCATGCACGTCAAGAGCATCGTAATTGACAAAATAATAACACCCGTGTTACTTTTCTTTCCAGTTTTCGTTGCCACCGATGGGACCACTATAACCTCTTCTGGTGTAGTTTCTATTTGGTCGGACATTTATATTATGTAAACAATAAAATTTAAATACGAGAACATCATGTTTAAATTTTATATATTATTACAAATTTCAGATTCTAATAAACCAACTTAGTTGGAGAAGGCGAGACCACCCATACCGGACTGGATGCGCAACACGTTGTAGTTGGTCGCGAACATGCGGAGGGTCGTCTTTTGGGTACCCGCACGAGCCTTGATGGCAACTTGAGCGTTGTCAATACGAGAGAAGTTGCACGTACCGGTTGGTTGGTGCTCTTCTGGCTTGAGGGCGAAGGAGTACGCGTACACACCTGGCATTGGGGAGCCGGAGTGGTGAACGAATGGTTGGACAGTGTTGAAGTACTTGCCCGTTTGTTCCTTGAAGCGGTCTTGACCGTTGAGGACAAGCTTGAAGGTGTCGAGAGTACCATCGCTATCTTCGGAGAAGTTGGCGCCTTCAATCGCAACCATGGGGGCACCCGCGAAGGAGCCGGAGATGAAGCAGTTGGATTCAGTCGCGGAGCGGAGGACATTCGCGGTGACAGTTGGCGCCGCGTTGGAGGTGTTCCAGGTGTCGGTACCGTCATCCAAGCAGAAGATGAGTTCCTTGACTGGGTGGTTGTACGACAAGCGCTTTTGGACTTCGGTACCGGCGGTGACAGAGTCGGTGCCGGTGTGTTGCACTTGCTCGATGAGGTATTCGTGACCCTTTTGCGCAAATCGGCGACGCTCTTCGGTGTCCAAGTAGATGTAGTTAGCCCACACCTTGAAGGAACCATCGGTCACGGTCGCGAAGTCACCCGACAAATCGAAGTCAAGGCGGACTTCGTGGTATTGCAAGGCAATCAAAGGCAACGCCAAACCTGGGTTGCGGTTGAAGAAGAAGATCAATGGCAAAAAGATCTTCTTACCCTTCGTCACGGCAGTGGTCATCTTACCGTAGTTGGACTTCTTGGCTTCGTCAAGGTACAACTCCGAGTACAAACGCCACCACTTTTGGTAGTGCTTGTCGATGCGTTGACCACCGATGGACAATTCAACGTCCTTGACCATGCGCTCCGCGAGCCAAGCATCATCGGTAAGAGCGACGTCACCAGAAACGGATTCAACGTACATGTCAGCGACGAGATCACCGTTACGGGCAATCGTCACGGACACGCGACCGTTGGCACCTGGAGTACCGTTAACAGTTTGTTCGATGTTTTCCATCGCGAAGTTAGTGTGGCGCTTGTAGACGGCTTGGAAGAAAGTAACCTTTGGGTTACCAGTCAAGTAGACGTCTTGAGCACCGTAAGCGACGAGTTGCATGAGACCACCGGCCATTATGAGAGTTTTTGTACTATAGACCGAGAAAATAATTTCGCGAAAAAACTCAGTTTGATTTTTCCTGGTGTAAGGTATACCATGTCGCAGCCCGAACAACCACCTTCACTCGAAGTCGACGAAACCGAATCCGAATATGAGACTGATTCCGAACTTGGGGTCGTAGTAGAAGGGGAAGAAAGTCAACCCATTGAGATGTATGATGAGGATGATCTCGATGATTTTTTGGAAGACGACGACGACACTGTAATGAAAATCGCAAACATCGCCGGCTCTCTTTTTGCTTCCGAAGAAGGTGACACCGTGTGTACTGCCCTGGTGAACATATCTAAACAGTTGGAAATGCAAAACAGAATAATGGTAAAAATGTTGGCTCAGATGCAAAAATCTACTTAGAAAATTAAGTCAAAGGTAAGATAAGGAGCTTGTTATGTTGGATACACACTTCATAAACAGTGATGCAGACCCTGAGGAGACGAATCAAATCACTTGGTCGAATATGATTCAGGGTCTTAATCCAGAACAGCTCATAAACTTTTTAAGCCAATTGGAAGACATGTGGGACATCCTCCGTCGCGAAGATGAAGCAGTTTCCTTTCAATTGGGTTTTAAAAATTTTTTTACACCAAATCAATTAAACCCAGATTCGGGATTACCCATGGTAAATATCGACATCGAAAGTATTTCAGCAAAGCATCAGCGAATGAATCTTCAATTAGGACAATTGTATCACCGCGCGGATGCTCTGAAGATTCTGGATTTGGATGATGGTGATGATATGAAAATATCAATGCGGATCAATAGATTGATTGATCAGGTCGATGATGCGTGGCAGATTGTGTTTAGACACACACGCATTTACGAACGTATTAATAACCCTACGTATATCCCTATTAACCCTGAAACGGATCCATCAATTTTTAGGTGTTCTACACTCCCATCATCTATGGAAGAATTGAGTCCATATCAGCAAGCTATTCTTACGGTCTTGAAAAAACTGTATGAGAATAACATTAAACGCTATAAGGGTCATTGCTGTAAACAGATTCGCACTGAAGATGGTCACGATACGCGAGCCTGGAAACAAGAACAACGAATCCAAGACTATGTATATACTGTAGCGCAGAAGGAGACTGAATTCGAACTATGGAAAAATCTATCATGCAGAGGGTCCGCCTATTCGGATGTAATTAGACATTTATCTAATTGCAATGATATGCAGTTTCCAGAAATCAAACGTAACAGAAACGTGTGGTCATTCAAAAATGGAATTTTCGTTGGTAAGAGCTGGTCCGCGACGACTGGGCTGTACCAAACGGATTTTTACACGTATGATTCAAAGGAATTCAAAAATCTGGATCAAGCTATTGTGAGCTGTAAATATTTCGATACAGATTTGGAAGACTATGGTCACTTGGAAAAATGGGAGGATATTCCTACGCCATATTTTCAATCGATTCTCGACTATCAAAAATTTGATGCGGAAGTATCCAAATGGATGTACATCATGGGTGGGCGTTTGTGTTTCAATGTGGGTGACATGGATGGATGGCAAGTCATTCCGTTCTTGAAAGGTATTGCGCGTTCCGGTAAATCGACACTCATCACGAAGGCATTTGCACACTTTTATGACGTGGATGACGTTCGAACACTTTCCAATAATGTGGAAAAGAAGTTTGGTCTGTCTTCTATCTATGATGCATTCGTTTTCATTTCCCCAGAAATTAAAGGTGATATTTCACTTGAACAGGCTGAATTTCAGTCCATCGTGTCTGGTGAACAGGTGTCTTGTGCGATTAAACACGAGAAGGCGAAGACCATGACGTGGAATGTTCCTGGTATCCTCGGTGGTAATGAAGTACCAAGTTGGAAAGATAACTCTGGAAGTGTTCTTCGTCGTATTTTGACTTGGAATTTCTGTAAACAAGTGAAAGATGCCGATCCAACACTCGAAAAGAAATTGGAAAGTGAAATTCCTGTGATTCTCCAAAAGTGTATTCGTGCGTATCTCGAATACGCACAAAGATACGCGAACAAAGATATTTGGAATATCGTCCCTCAATATTTCAAGGACGTGCAAAAGCAAGTTGCTACAGTATCGAGTACACTCGAGAACTTCTTGCAATCGCCGTATATTAAATATAACCCCGAGTTATGTTGTCCGCAAAAGATTTTCGTCGAAAAATTCAACGAACATTGTACCGCAAACAATCTCGGCAAGCCGCGTTTCAACCAAGATTTCTACGCCGGACCTTTCAGTCAGCGTGACATCGAAGTGCGTCAGCACACAGCCTTGTATAATGGCGCACCTTTTAGTATGCAGCCATTCATCTTTGGTTTAGATATAGTAAGCGACATGCTCATGTCCAACGAATCCGATGTGTAATAAAAATATGGACGTACATTAGATATGAATAGACCCGAATCTCTCCGGAATTTCATTAACAATTCTGGAGTCAATATACAAAGATCGAGTTCTACAAATTTCCCCAAGAGGTTACAGAACTCGATGATAAATAATCAAAATATGGGTGAGTTTGCGCAGTTTGTCTCAAATAGTAACACACCACCTCGTTCGCCCACACGTCTCGTTTTGAGTGGTCTCAATCCAGGCATGTTCAATGCGACTGTGAACAAGAATTTTGATGCGGAGGCGCGAGTCGACTTGAAAAGCATTCTTAAGAATACACCCCTCGGTAAAATGCCTATCGGTCAGGGTCTTTATATAGACACGAAAGAGATTGTGGGTGTATACGGTAGATTTAAGACTGGGTTTTCGCACACGAGACAGTACGGAAAGAAAGGTGATATTAATTTGAAATTTTTTACCGTACAAATTAAGTTTTCCGTTACGAATGGAGTGGAAACAAACGGCGGAACCGTGAATTTTTATAAAAATGGGAAGATTCGATTCTCGGGTGGATTCATAGGAAAGGGTGATGAAATCGAGAATCAACCTGAACTCATACGAAGATTCATGGTTAAAAGTTACACGAGAAAACCAGCATTTTTCTATAATCCATTTGAATATAACAATTTGAGTGGTCAATTTAGAATTAATGGTGTCATCCGTGATATGATTAGACTTCATGCACGGTCACGAGGGTATGGAATTGTTTCTACCTACGATCCTGAGCTCTCACCCATGATGTATTCGACGTACAAAGAACATAAATATATAATCGCAAAGAGTGGTGCCGTTCAAATATCTGGTGCAAAAAATCCAAAGATGTTGAATGCTGCGTATAGAACAGCGCGCGATTTGTTTGAGATGCTCAACGCTAAGGGTGAGATAAATCTTTCTGCAAACATACCAAATCGGATTGTCCAACCTAAAAAGAGAATGAATGCGTCTTCGTGTCCTAAATCACGTCGACCACCGTGCAAGAGTGGGTTTGAAGCGAAAAAGAACCCACAAGGTGATGAATGTTGTTACAAAATACCCAAAAAGAAGTCGACGCGTAAATCCCCAAAGAACACCAAAGAAATCACATACGGTGAAAATGGTAAACTCATGATAGGGAAGAAGAAATGCGAGGCTTTGACAAAGTCAACGCTCATAGAAATAGCAAAGAAGCTCGGTGTTGTCAATGCAAAAGACAAAAATAAGAAAGATAAGTTATGTGCCATGATTAAACAGTTTTCTTTTGGAAATGAAAACTTCAAGGTAGAGAATAAACCGTGTATTAGTTACAAAAAGAATGAACTCGTAGCCATGGCGATGTCTAAGGGTATAGAAGTAAGTAATACAGATACAATAAAAACCCTCTGTGAAAAACTTAAATTAAATGTTAATAAAAATAAAGTGAATTCTGTGGAATTAAGACGTGCAAATAAGGCTCTTAATATAGAGTTGAGAAAGGAAGCTAAAATAGGTGCGGTCGAGAAAAAGCGAAAACTAAACAACGTGGGTATAAGAAATGATATAATAAAACTCTACGGTCCAAGATGGATAAAGAAATATGGTAAAATTATGAACATAAACAAGGATGTCGAAGAAATGTCAAATGTATTAAATGGTGCATCAAAAGAAACGAATCTCACGAATAAAATGGGCGTTCTTCGAAAAATGCCAGCGAATGATATAAAGAGGGGGGTAGTCACTGAATGGAAACAGGCACGTGCATTTGAATATAATAAAAAGCTCATCAAAAATGAATATGGAAAACACGGAAATAATGTCGTGAATTACATATTGACACACAAACCAACAAAGGCTCAAATTAAAAAATATATTGAAAAATACAAAAAGACGCGAGCGAATTTGGCTAAGAACAAGTGATGCTTTTATTTATGAGCTTTTCTGGTTCAGATGCCTGTTTAATATGTTTGGTGTGATACGAAAAATCGTATCCGGGAAACCGTTTTTTAATTTGGTCGGATACACCGACTGACTCAAATTGACGCGCAGTTTGTGAACACACAGATTTTCGCTCTACTTCGAGTAACCGGTCTTCCATCATGATGAATTCCTTAAGACTTTCTTCTGAAAGTCCATCCGCGCGCATCTTTTCTAGTGTTTGCTTAGACATTCCATGTGACATGTGAAAGTTCTTGGATTTGTAACCCAAAGAACCTACATTTTCATTACTATAATCGGCAAATAAGACGAAATACACAACGATCAGTATTACAAGTATTCTAATCATTACTTACTAGTGTCCAATATATTAAATAAATCCCTCGCCTTATGAAGAATGTTAAATAATTCATTATCATCCTTCACAAGTTTTGGATTTATGATTTCCATTTCAATTTGATATACATTTGGATCTTCTGTGTCCATGTCTTCCATGTCACCTGTGACAACTGTCATATCGATTGATAAATTCTTTCGAATAAAAGAAAGACGACGCTTCGTCTTCTTCTTATCCATTTCACCTTCATAATCCTCTATGGGTGTTTCAGTAGAAACGCCGAATCGAATATCATACGGTGCATCACCCAGCTTCTTGAAATCCTCGTTGTGCACTCTAAGTTTTTTAACAATCTTTTCTTCTGATGTGTTTTCATCGATGGAAATGCGAAGGTTGTCACTTTCGCGATAAAACACTTCTTCTGTAGTGTTCACTACGCGTTCCCAACCATTATATTTTCTAAGACCATCAAGAATGCTGTTAAATCCTTGTGCCCCAACATCTGTATCGAATGTACCAGAGTTGAATTTACCAATTCTAATTTCAAACTCGATATGTTCATCATTTTTATATTTTTCAAATATAGGTTTGACTTTTTCGAAGATAGATTTGACGTTCATCTTTATTCTTTTATGTAAAGGTGTTAAGTTTTAAGTTCTTTTATTTTCTTCTTAATTTGAGACACTTCTCTTGCTTTGAGTTTATTACCAACACATAAGTGATTTATCACATCAAAGTCTTGTGTCGTAAGACCACAACTTAGGTACTTTTCTATATCACCGATTCTTGCATACTCTCGGAGAAGTCCGAGTTCTTGATGAGACATTCTAGTTCTGAGACCTATATTGGTGTATTTTTGATATCTCATCTTATAATTTCCATACTTTGTCCAAAAACTACCAGGTCTTATATTTCTCTCATCAACTGGTCCTCCTAAGTAATGTTTTGGTACGTTATACACTGAATTTATGAAATATGCCATAGAATCCCAGTTACCGTCATATATACTTGAATCATATAAATCTGCATCTGAGAGTGCGTGGGATATGCGAGTTACATCTACGCCATCCGAGTCCACGTAATTTTCATGAATCATACCCCACACGTGACCATGTTCATGTAAAGTATTTATATTGTCATCGCTTTCTTCTTTACATAGAAGCGACTTGGCGATGTCTTTTGGGTCTGTAAATAAATCTTTTTCATCCGAGAAGTTAATGTAATCGAAAAAATTGTATATGTTTCCCTTGCATTTCACAGCCGCCGAATATGCACCGGGCTCATTTGGTCTCAAGGTTGCAATTTCCGCGGGTGTTCGTTTGGGTACTATAATAAGTTCAAAATTTGGTAAAAGAAATACATTTTTAGACGTCACTATAAATGAACTTTTAGAGATTGTTCCTCCATCCGACACGTAATCTATGATTTGTCTTTGTGCTACGACATCGTGTCGATAATCTTCTAAAAAAATGCACATATTCGAACCTTTGAGTTCATCCGAGACCTTATAGTTGTATGGCATTTCTATGCTATTTGATTCATCTAGAACTTCATTCAATATGAATGATTTACCAAACCCATGTGCACCACATATCATTACATTTTTGCCTTGTGATATATATTTTTTAAGGCGTTCGGTTTCTTTGTGATGGAGCGTGATAGATTCCTTCTTTTTTTGTTTATATATTTTAACGAATGCGTCCATGACTAAGAATGATGATCTCACTAATCAGGCTATAGATATTATTTTTGAAAATGATGCACTTCAATCTAGAATTATTGATCCTATCAAAAGGAAGATCGTTCCTTACTTATTATGTTTTGGTTTCTTTAATTTAACGTTATTTATTTTAGTTGCATTCATTGCGACTCGTATGTTTAATTATTCTTCGATGATTTCTTCATCTGTGTACTCTACGTCGCCACTTTCAATGTCCGGAACTTGAGTGGATTTTTTAGATGAAGTGCCCGTAAGTTTGAGAGTGGAATCTGTCGTATTACTTCTTCGTCTCACCCCCACCGCTTTTAATGGGTCAGCGGCAATACCTCTGGCACCCGGCATGACACGACCACGCAATTCGTCAAGTTCATCCTTGAGTTCATCATCAGTCATGTTTCGTTGTTTTGGATCCTTGAGAAGACTCAGAATGGAATATTCTTTGATCGCTTTGAAGGGTAAAATTGGATGTACGTGTAATATTTCGGGTTTTGTAAATATCTTGTCATCCGGGAATTCCTTATCAAACGCAGTCAGAACACTTTTTGGTATGGGTGGACTCTGTTCAATCAGTCGATCCATTTCTTGGTGACAATCGCTCACCATGTCCGCACCATCAAGGGTTCTATTCACGAGTGGCAGATTAAGTTCAAGTCTGATTTTACGAGACAGTTTACCATACATTTGCGACGCAGAACGATGACTCTCCATCAATTCATTAATTTTGAGAAATTGCATGATAGTCGCAATAATACCAGCGATGAGGTTGAGACCACCAATGATCGATGGCACAGACGAACGAATACTGAGTGGAAATTGTTCTTGTGCGAAGTTCGCCGTACCGGTGATAGTCGAGAGTACGATCACAGGAAGTGTAAAGCGCATGTTTAATTTCTGAAACATCAGGAACGCTTGGTAGTTCATGTATCGGTAACACGCCGCAGCTTCACCCCATTCCTTCAACACCTTTTCCTGTTGTGTGTGCCATTTCTTTGGGGCATCTGGTTTTTCTATATCTTTGGGAAACCCTTCGATCACATTATTATCATTAATTTCTTGCTCCATATTAATAAATGAATATTATATTCTTCATCCACCTCGTATTATTTATGGCGGTGCTCGTGATTCCTTTCCTGAAAAATACGCAATTGCTTGAAATGTATAGCATACTCATACCATTCATCTTCTACCATTGGTCGGTGAATGATGACACGTGTGCTTTGACGCAGATGGAAATGTACGTCACGGGTAACTCGAAAGAGGAAACATTCTTTGGTCGAATCATGGGACCCATATATAAGATGGATGACACCGATGCAAATAACCTTTTGAAGACGTTGATGTTTGGTCTTTGGTTGTTCGTTCAGTACAGACTTGGGCGTATAGATTTAGCCTAAGTCATGTCAATTCGTATATAAATTAAACACAAAATATGCCTTCTTACGCTCCAGTTTACGATTACCGTTGGGGATCCGGGACCAAAATGGTCACCGAGAGGTCTATACTGACCAACTCTAGAAAGTTCCTAATCGTAAACGGAAGAAAGATCGAAATTAATCATGTTCCTAAAATTGGTGACCATGGGATTCACGGGGGTGTGTTGCAAATTATGCGCGGTGAACGAGTCATCAACTATCACTAGATAAAACTTAGACGCTACTATAATTTAATGGACTACAAAGAACCAAAAAAACGCGTGACTAAAAATGACAAGAAACATAGTAAACAAGTGTATTCACAAAAACATGTAAGAATAATACAAGATATGTTATTAAAATCTAAGTCTACTAATAATGAACGCAAAGACTAAACACACGTCGATGTTAATAACTATCTTCGTTTTGTTGTTGATACTTTTGTACACACTCACTAAGCCTCAGCCTGTCAGACGCGTGCACACCCGCGAGCGCGTCGCCGTACCGGTTCAAATTCCCGTAGAGCGTGAATTTAGAGCGCCACCAATCAAGGAGTATAAACCACAACACGTCCAACAGATGGGAGTATTACTCGGTGATAATAACGAGACACTCCCCTTGTACGGCAAGGAAGTGCGTGGACGACGCGATAGATATCATTATTACACGGTCACACCAGGTGAACAGATGTACTCTCTTCCAGTGAGTTTGGGTGAAAGAGACTGCATGGATGACATTGGGTGTCAAGAGATTTACGGTAACGAGACTGTAAATATATTAGGACAATCGGGTGATTATTCCGCGAAATTGTATCGAACGGATAACTTTTTCTAATCTTTCTTCTCTTCTGATTTGGGTATCATGCTTAGGGCTCTATGATACGTATCGTACGTGACGAGGAAAGAGAGAACTATACATATCGCCAATGAACCATAACCAACTGGTTTCATTGGTAGTGGGACCCACCATCCTATGAATTTTTTGCGCATCATGTTAGATATCATGATACAGCAACAAAGTATAGATAACGCGGACATGGAATAGTGTTTGTTTTTATCGAATGGAACCGTTGGGCTCCATGCATCTTGACCCGGAAATACATCTATACCGAGTACATTCAACAGAGGAAGAATCAAGAATGGTAACATCTATTATTTACATATATTTTATATTTAGTCCGAAACGCATTTTCATGAAGCGCATTGCGTCACGCAGGTCTGGTTCACTCCATAAAAGCCACCTGGACCAAAAACCCGCGGTCTTCAAACCCGAGATTCCCCAATCCTCGAGTTTGCTCTTCGTTACTCTCGACATTCTTTCGTGTACCTTCTGTGGATCACTAAATTTACGCGTATCGCCACCACCATGTCGTAGCACATATAAGCGCATGCGCATGGGATCCTTGTGTATGGTATAGTCTGTGTATCCCTTGCCACCAAAGTCCACGTGGTCACCATCCGGGAAGGTCACTCTGTACTTTTTATCACGGATTGGACTTTTTTTGAGAACGATCCTCATTATTATTTACACCCGATTTTTTTTCAAATTTATAGTTCTAATACACGATTATACAGTAATTCAAACCAAAAGACGGAAATGTCTGCGAAGTAACACCATGTTTTTTCATTTTTTAAAACACAAAAAACTTTTTTTATTTTTTTCTTTTCTTTTCAAAGAAGAAAGCATTGAAAAAAATAATTTTTTTTATTTTTAATTTTGAGAAGATTTACACTGAGTAAAATGCGAATAGATATCATTTAGGTATACCCTCTATATAACCCCGTCAATTGGTTTAAAATAGATATACTAATTTTTTATATTCTAAGTTTTTTGGTACTTTTTCAATTTTAAAAACACAAAAAACTTTTTTTATTTTTTTCTTTTCTTTTCAAAGAAGAAAGCATTGAAAAAAATAATTTTTTTTATTTTTAATTTTGAGAAGATTTACACGGAGTAAAATGCAAATAGATATCAATTAGGTATACCCTCTATATAACCCCGCTAATTGGTTTAAAATATATATATTATATTTTTTGTTAGCATATGATATAAGAATGAGTTCTAATAAATCTAAAATTTCAACCATTTATGATGTGAATTTTTTACCCTCAACATTAAGAAAAGTACCAAAGAAATATACCGTATATATACCCAGTAACCTCCCAAACAATGGGTCCCCTAGAACTGTATACGATAGAAGAGGTTTATCTAAATATTTTAATAATCAAACAACCAGACCACCTCGTTCTCCTATGACACGAAAGCCTGTTAATCCCCGAGAGTATTGGTCTAATTTATACACAAAAGAAGAATTAGATGCGTATAAACACAAAAAATCCAACAAATATAAACTCGTGGAACACATGAAAACAAGAAAACACTTATCTGCTAATCAAAAAGTTCAATATTTAAATCAGTTAAAAAATGGAAAAAAAATAAATAATTTAATAAACACAATAAATCGTTCAACAATTCCAAAACAAAATATTCCAAACAATGTAAATTCATTGCAACATGCAAGTGAGTTAACGAATTATCATATCAAAACAAACCATAATTTATTTTCCAGTCACGCTAGTCATAATAAATTAAAAGGAAATAAGGAATATATTCAATTGTTTAAAAAAATTAGAATACTTATATTACAACAATTAGTAGAAAATATAAAATCAAAAAAAAATATGGAAAATATGTTAAATAAGGTGTATGACGAATTAATACCTCAATTAGAAAAAACGATACTTGCAGTTTATTATATGGAACATGAATCTGATATTTATAAAAATTATCCACCAAAATTAAAATTTAAAATTGATAAAAATAAATTATATGACGTCATTGAAAAAAATTTGTTTAAGAGAGATGCATTATTGAGAATACAAGTTTATATAGTTCAATCATTTCTTAATTTATTATATGGTAAGTACGAGAGTCCTTATGATATTCGTATTAAATCTGAAAAATTTGTAAAAGGTGTTTCAAACAAATTTGACGGTAAAACCTTGGCATCTTGGCTCACGAAAGAATATGATAATGCTATTAATGATGTGCTTGGAAGTATTTTGACGATTTTTTCTAATCATGGTCTTATATTAAACTCGAGTAATTTGGTATCATGGTCAAAGGAACCCATAGATATAATAGCAAAAAGATCGTTAAGATTATTAGTTGCAAGGTATTATCCAAATAAGAAGAATATATTTTCAAAAAAAATAAATAATATGACAACACGCAATTTTAATAATTTAACAAATATGTTCATACAAAAAAAATAAGACCCTTAATGGGCTACGAGGAGGCAATGACTTCATAAAATTTTTATTTTTTCATATTACATAAACATTTGTTCAACGAAAGTGGATAATTATATCTAATCTATTTTTTTTCTAAAATGACTATATTTTTCAGTATTGGTAAGAAATAGGCTTACTCTTCATTTAACAGACCACTAAACAAATTCAATATATCTGAGAAATAGTCGAACGACGCTCCCACAAAATTACCTTCGTAGTTTCTCCTCAGTATGTTATTGGTATCGTATACAACGAAGAGTGCGAACAGAGCCACGATTATTCTAGAGTATCTTTCACCCGTGAAAAACCTTACCAATATGAGACCAAGCAGAGCAAAGAATAATACCGAACCAAGGACACGGAGATCATAGCCAAGTGTGTATGTCGCAACACCGAGGGCGAACATACCAATGAAAATCGTCACCGCATCCACGAGTGCATCCTTCACGTCTCGCTTACCACGTAGACCCATGAACATACCCGCGAGAGCTGACATACCCGTGAAAAGCATGAACCGTGTGATTATATTTTTAGTGAAAAGGAACATGAGCAAGGCGACAAACCACGCGACGATGTATGTGAGTGCATTTCGCGCAAACGCCTCACTCATTCGTTTATCTTCTATAATTGCTTTCGCAAACGCATACATGATGATGCATTGAAAAATTAGATTTGCGAAAACCTTAGGTAAGAACATTATATTAATATACACATTTAAATTATTTTTTCAAGAGGATGTAGTGGTGGTACAAGTGGATACCATTGATGTACAAACCAATGGCGAGTGGTACGAGAAGAGCTGGACGCTTCTTATACACGGCTGGAAGTGCCATGGTCACGGCGAGAAGTACCATGGAGAAATAGATCACTGGTGGTGCGATCAGTCCAGTCTGTGTTCGAGTGAGACCCATGAAAAATCGTTTGTCGAGTGTGTCGACTTCTTTAGTTGGTTCTGGTGCGTAGTATTCCTTTCCTTTATAACCTGGCATTTATTATAGATGGAGAAAATAATGAAGTGCGTTCTACTTCCTCTTGTGTTCATAGCGTTCGACTACTTTAAAAATCCGATAGATCGCCTGTATTTTCGCAAACCACTCAGACCATTCGTCGGTATGCGTAACACTCTGGTAGATGCATTATTTTATCGACCATTTTACTACTCGAGTGATTTCTGTGGATTAGACATACTCAAACTCTATTACAGAGAACTGAGAGATGCAGTATTGTCTAAAGTGAACACTCTCGAGAAACACTATTTTCACGATGATGACGCGTGGTTCGAAAAGAACGAAAATTACTATTACTATAAACTATCAGACATCCCGGAAATAAAAAAACGCGTGGAAATGATTCCGTGTGTCGCGGGTGGTATGATAGCTGTCATGGACGGACCAATAACCATACCACCCCATCGTGCTGAGCATAATTTATATCTCCGTTACCATCTCACACTCGAGGGTACGAGTACACTTGACACAGAATTCATGGCACACGAACATAAGGCGGGGGATGATTTTGTTTTCGATCACGCGAGGTATCATAAAGTTGAAAAGACCACGAGTGATAGAAGAATTGTACTCATATTGGATATTAGAAGATTCTAAACTAATAGATGTGTTCGACATACGGCTTCATACGATTCATTTCCACCTACGAGTTCAACTTCACTCGTATCAACTAAACGTCTCGTGAATGGACCCTTTGTACCATCCCTACAACGCACACACAATGCAGATAATTTAGTGACTGTGTCTGCCATTGGTATACAGTCTATGATTTCTCCAAACTTTTCTTGTTTATAGTCTGCATCGAGACCTGCCAATAAAACCTTCTTTTTGAGAAACAGACACATGCCCACAAAATCTTTGAGATTCGAGAAGAATTGCGCTTCATCGATAGCGACTACATCGGAATCGCAAAATTCTTCACTCATTAAACACGCGGAGAGGTGGTCTACCTTGATGCAGTCAAATGTGACTCCGTCGTGTGTATGAAGGACATCGTGATTATTTCTAGTATCTTTTATAGAGTTAACGACAACTACCCTATCATATAAAAGTCGGTACCTCTTCAGACGTCGGATTAACTCCGATGTCTTACCCGAGAACATATTACCCGTGATAATCTCGAGACTCATCTTCTACAATGTTAGTACGTTTTGTTTAACTAAGTCAATAAAAATAGTCATTAATTTAAACATGTTTCACAAGGCTTCTTATAAGGATATACGCGGTCATTACTGTGTGGTGACTGGTAAATTGAGATTTGGTGATAAGGTATTCCAAAACATCGACGACGTCATTAATTTTTTCGGTAAATAAAGTATGACTAAGATCATCACGGCGAATTTTTTAATATGGAAATCCATGGACCTGCACACCGATTCCAGGACGAAACACCCGGGTAAATGCGTATTGAAAAGAGAATTGAAGCACGAAAACAAGTGTCCGGTGTGTAGAAATAAATGCATAATTTACAATCCAACGTTGGATACATATATTAAATGTCGTCGATGTGAGGGGTGTACGATAAACGTTATGTCTAAAGACTATGACTGGTTAGATTAAAATTATGTGTAGTAATTAAGATGACCCTCACCGATCAGGAAATATCTAAGAAAGTTCGCGAACTGCGTAAAACGAAGGGTCCCATGTATGCACCCCTTAAATATTTCAGAGGGCTCAACACGCTCAAGGATGTAGAAACTAGATACATGAAAATGAAAAAGAAAACGTACACGAAATTCTCTACCGATAAGGGTGTGAAAACTCGAACGTCATCGTATACGAAACGATTCCGCGAAAAATACCCGAACGCAAAGTCACTCACGGAAATTGCAAAAGTCACGAAGATACCATTGAAGACACTGAGAACTGTGTACGATCGAGGACTCGCCGCATGGAGAACTGGACACCGACCAGGTGCTTCTCCACAGGCGTGGGCGTATGCAAGAGTGCATAGTTTTGTGATGAAAGGGAAAACGTATTACACGGCGGATGCTGATTTGAGATAAAAATATTTTTTAATAATATAATTAACCATGACTGATATGCCAACAGAAGCTAACAAAAAAGCCGCTGTGAAAGCTAAAGTGAGACTCACAAGGACTGTAAATGGGAAACGCGTTAAGAAGACACGTGAAGAACTTTTGAAGAATATTCAGAACAAAAAGGCTGCCCCCGTCGCCCGTCAACCGAGAAAGATGGTTAAAAAGGCTGCCCCGGTCGCCCGTCAACCAAGAAAGATGTCTTTGCGGGAAAAACGATATCGTGCTTTCTTAAACCGTTACAAGTATGAGAATTACCCATACATCGGCGATGATTTAAGTGAATTTGCGGAGAACTATGCTGGAAACAAGAAGGCTACACTCGAGAACTACAAGATTGCATTGAAGAACGCGGAGAACGAGGCACGTAGAAATTATGGAAACTAAAACGTATTACACCGCAGATCGCGATCTGGTTTAATAACTTAAAAAATGTGATCGTTATTCAATCAGCATGGAAGATATTACACTCTATCATGGTGATTGTCTCGAAAAGATGAAACTTATAGAAGATGCTAGTGTAGATCTAATCTTAACTGATTTACCGTATGGCACAACTAAATGTAAATGGGATTCTATAATAGATACACAAAAGCTGTGGGAACAATACAGACGCGTTTTAAGAAAACCACACGGTGTAGTCGCATTATTTGCGCAACAGCCATTTACCACAACACTTATATCTAGTAACATGGATTGGTTTAAATACAATATTATATGGAAAAAGAACAAGACCACCCAGTATTTACTTGCAAATTATAGACCAATGAAGTGTACAGAAGATATATGCATATTTTCACCGGGTGGCGCAGCGGCTGCATCCAGGCATAAAGGTAATATGACATACAATCCCCAAAATCTTATTCCAAAGGAAGTTAAAAAACGAAATTCGGCTTCTAGAATTGGTAAGATGTTAAATCAGTCGCATCACCTCGGTCCAAATAACAAACTTACCGGTAATTCTGAGTACACACAAAAGTTTACTAATTACCCCACCGAACTGATAGAATTTGATATAGAGAGTACTACCGTACATGAAACTCAAAAACCAGTAAAATTATTAGAGTACCTCATAAATACTTACTCTAATGAAGGTGATATAGTTCTAGATAGTACCATGGGGTCTGGTTCAACTGGAATTGCATGCTTAAACACTAAACGAAAATTCATAGGTATAGAGAAAAACGACGACTATTATAAACTAAGCTTTGAGAGAATCTCTTCAAAATCAGAACAAGATGATGACAAATGAGCCCAGAATAACTGAAAAAGTGAAATCTTATTACACTGGTAATTTTTCAAATAAAGTGCTATTTAAAAATCCATTTGATGAGCGAGAATGGGCTCGAACTCAGGTGCGAGAGTGTTCGAAATGCAAAGTTTCAAAACCGCGAAGTGTATTTGCATATAACACATCTGGGAGTGATCCGTTTGAAAAAACTGGTCACCAATTGAGAAGACCTGAGTGTATGGAATGTACACGTGCATGCAGGAAGTCTTACTCGGCTGCAAAAAATGTAGCAAAGCGAATGGGTATGTCTACATCAGCTCCAATAGGTACAGCATGCCAATTGTGTGACAGAACCGACCAAAAACTCGTATTCGATCACTGTCATTCACGAGATAAATTTAGAGGATGGTTATGTAATAGGTGCAATACCACTCTTGGGATCATCCAACAACATAACGCGGATTTTTTAGATAGAATTAGAGACTATTTACTTTGTAACAGCACCTAAGTCATACCTAGCACCTTGAATAATCAACTGACTCAGTCAAACATGAACTCTCAATCTATTGCCACTTACATCGCCAACCTTGAAAAGGAGAACGCTGAACTCAAAGAGCGTCTCCGCAAATGTGAAGAAGAAAAGGCTATTCTCGAGTACGAAACTATGCTTCACTACGCCGACGTGACTGATAATGAATCGGTTGCTTCTGATGTGGATTCGGAATATATCGAAGTGGGTGAATCGGAATCGGAATCGGAATCGGAACCGGAAGATTACTTTGTCTGCTACAATTTACCACTCACGAATGCGTTTGATGATCTCGCTCAAGAGGAAGAAAACGAATTCAAGAAATCTGTGTATGAAAGAGTTGCTAATCTCATCTATCACCTTGATTTCAAAGTAACCAACGGTGAGCAACTTTCCCACATACGTGGTATTGGAAAGGGTGTCGTCCGAAAAATAAATGAATTTCTTGAAACCGGTGAAATTAAGCGGTTCAAGACATTCGATACAAACGAGAACATCGCGGAACAATTGGAATTACTCGCACACGTAGAGGAGCATATACACAAGCGTGAAGCTTACGAAAAGGCTGCGAATGCTATCCGCAAACTTCAATTTGAAGTGACAAACGGTACCGACATTTCACAAGGACCTCTTAAGGTACCCGGTATTGGTCCTGGTATCGCGGGGAAGATTGATGAATACATAACGACCGGTACAATTCGAAAGCTTTCTAAGTGAGATAGTCTAAATAATAATGCTTATTTTAATTTAATCTTCTTCATCATCTGACACCAACATCCGCCTAACTTCATCATACATAAGATTCAAAAGTGCGATTTTGTATGCGAGAAATCCAACGAAGGTCGCACCATAGTCAAAATCAAACGCAAAAGGTGCACTATTCCACAGCGTTTCAAATATAGCTGTTCCTACTGGAGCTAATAAATGTTTTTGAAACGGTGACTTTTCTATGTTGTCGACATGACTTTCTAGGAGTGAGATGTATGCGAAAGAGGTCGCTACACCAATGGTGGAAGACACACCTTGCTCGGCTCCATGTGTGATGAAATACATGGACGTGAGTGCGCCACCATATCCGAGTGTTGCATAGTTAATACGTTTTTTGAGTTTATCGTAATCTGTTTTCGGTTCAGATGTGGCTCGTACCACGGCATTGTGGATGGACCACATTTATAAATAAAATGTGATATTCCTTAAATTACATAAAGACTGTAGTACCTTGTACATAAATGACCGAACTTTGTGTTAAAAGACTTGTTCAAGATGCTACTCTTCCAACTCGTGGTTCTAGCGGTGCTGTTGGATATGATTTATATAGTATCGATGAGGTTGTGGTGTCTCCTTCACAACGGGCTCTTGTTGGTACAGGGGTTGCAGTTATTTTGCCAATGAATGTATACGGACGTGTTGCACCTCGTTCGGGTCTCGCTGTGAAGCATGGTATTCAGGTAGGCGCAGGTGTCGTTGACCCGGATTATCGCGGTGAGATTAAGGTTGTTATATTTAATCAAGGTGACCGGGACTTTGAGATTAAGAAGGGTGATAGAATCGCGCAGCTCGTGTTAGAGAGATGTGAAACACCAGATGTGCGAGAGGTTGAATCGCTCGATGATACCGATCGTGGTTCGGGTGGGTTTGGTTCGACGGGTGCTTAATATCTTTTTTGGTCATCATAGAACCACAACATTTCTTCTGTTGGCATGAATAGAATGCCTTTGCGCATCGTCATCCATAACTTAGCCTGTTCAACGGATGGGTAACTCCACAACACCCACCTTTCCCAATACCCCGCACGAAAGGGATCATCCCAGTTTTCTTCCGTGCTGGTGTCCGCGTAAAGCATACCCTTATGTATTTCGTAAGGGTCAGTTTCTGTTCTCACACCCTTGGGTATCTGCGCACCACATCTTAGAAGATGCGCGCGCATGAGTTCTGGATTTCTATGATCCGTGTAATCTATCTGTTCATGCGAACCAAAATCAATAGTCTTTTTGTTTGGAAGTAGGACCCGCATTTTATATGTCACCACAGGACTTGGCTGAAGAACAACATGCATATACTGTACTTTACTTTTTAGTTTTTTTATTTTGTAGCACAACGAATTTAAGATCGCTTTTCTTAACATTTTCTCGTGTGAGTGGATTCTTGAATAGTATCATGTTTCCATTGGCGTTTATGGCACTCGTCATGGACATGCGCGCCATTTTACGGAATGAATTTGGTGAAAGATAAAGCTTTTTTATCTTGACAGCCTTATCACCCGATTTAAATGCGTTTATAGTTATTGGGTCTATTGGTAAATTATTTACATCTTTATTTTTCCACGTAATCTTATTTGTGTTCTTGTTTTCATTTGTATTCTTTTTCATTTTTTGTTCGTTTTTGGTGTAGTTTGACGCGTTCGGTCTACCTGCGTTATTGAAATTAATACGACGACCTATTAAACCTGCATTAGAAAAGGACATGATTTCACGGCGCATACGCCTAAGATTGTCTAGTCCCGCTCTAGATATAATACTTGCACTATTATTCCTTACATACCGAGGTGGACTCATCGCGACCAACCGCGGTGAGTTGGGTGTTTCTATCACAACTGAATTATTATTGTTATTCATACCTATTATAAATATATATTTTTGTTACCTAAGTTAATCAAAGTGATTGAAATATCAAGTAACATGTTTGAAATTATGAAAACAAGTATCGGTACTGGTGGTCCCCTGTTAGTTGAATACAAGGGTCGCATCATTTGTGAACATTGTATTCTTATCACTCAAGAGCACGTGAACCGAATGGTTCGTAAACTCCGTGACATCAGTTTCAATAAGATCGAACAAACTTCAGATCGCTCTTTCTCAATTTCTTAACTACAAATTGAGTCTCTATTAAATGCATGTACGCATATGCAGCTAATAATTCAATATTTTGTAATTTCTTATATAGATGCCATATAAACATTTTTAATACGTAATTATCGTGTTTATTCCAAGTTTGTTCCCTCGTCGTAGTTTTTGTTCTAGCCATAAATGATATAAAAACGTAGCTTCTAAGTCATCTATGAGGTCATACACATCATTTGATGGTATCGTTATAAAAGTAGGTGAAGATGCAAAAGAAAATGATCACCTCACGGAGTCGAGTTACCCCAAAGAGTGGTGGTTACATGTAGATGGAGGACCTGGTTCTCATGTCATCGTGTGTTGTGAAGAAAATACATTACCAAAGGAAACAAAGCGTGACGCCGCCGTGTTAGCTGTTCGTCACAGTAAATGTGCGAACGAAAAGAATGTCCGTGTAAACCTAGTGCGCGTGAATCAAGTCATGAAATGTGATAAACTAAAAAATCACGGACAGGTGTATCTAGGTGGTGAGGTTATGCAACTTACTGTTTTTCCTCGTAAAGAAAAAGAGCGTCTCGAAAGAATATTAAAAGCGAGGTGCCCGATAGTTGAGTAAATATATACGTATACACATGTATTACATGATACTAGAATAATGACCTGCGATGTAATACACGTCTTTGAATCCTAATTCTATCAACTTCTCTGCTGCAATCCTCGCCCTTTGTCCTGTGTTGCAGTATACGAGCAATCCTTTTTTTGGAAGTTCATTCGTTGTTTTTTCATTCATTTTAGTGACTGGCAGATGCAACGCTCTTGGATAATGCCCGAGTCTATATTCCGTCAACGTTCGTACATCTACGACTTTCTTTATCTTTCCATTTTTGATCATCTTCTTAGCTTCCGAAGATGAGACTAGGTTTTCTCCTGTGAGTGTATATGCGATCGCGGCTGCGCCGAGTGCTATGATGAGTGGAATCATTTGTATATACTCGGATAAAGATTACACCCGAATGCAATTCATGAGTCTTCAAATCAAGAAGCTACACGAAGATGCGATCATTCCTACGCGGACTTCACCTGGGTCAGTTGGGTATGATTTGTATAGCATGGAAGAGGTGATAGTCCCACCACTCGAACGTGCTTTTGTAAGTACTGGTGTATGCGCACACTTACCACCTGGTGTGTATGGGCGTATCGCACCTAGATCTGGTTTGACACTCAAGTATGGTATCCAAACTGGTGCGGGTGTCATCGATCCCGATTTTACGGGTGAGTTGAAAGTCATCCTACTTAATCACGGGAGTGAGCCGTTCGTCATTAAGAAGGGAAATAGAATTGCACAAATGATTTTAGAGAGATGTGAAACACCTCTCATCGAAGAAGTGCAGGAACTTAGGGAAACACAGAGAGGAACCCGTGGTTTTGGGTCTTCTGGTAATTAATTTAGTTGGAGAATGCAATCCCAGCCATACCGTCCTTTACTCTCAAAATATTGTAATTTACGGCATAAACTCTATACAAACCGTCATTGGCGCTAGAGCTTGGTGTGTGAATGGTAAGCTTCGCATTATCTATACGAGAGAAGTTCAACGAACCACTTGGTTGTGAACGGTTCATCGTCAAGCAGAATGGCCAGGTAAACAATGGAATCGCGTCGAGTGACGATGGCGCGAGTGCCGTGGTGTGCATTTCATGAACAACATTGTGATGGAACGTGTTCGAACCATTTTCGAATAAGGAGAGACCATTAATGTAAAGAGACGCGGTATCGAAACTATAATCACTCGCCCATCCAGAACCAGACACATTTGACGTCGTCAAGTGAAGCGCCTTGACTGGATGGTTGAAATAGGTCAAATCGATCGACGTATCAGTCTTGGTCATTGGCTGATATTGCACCTGGGTAATAAGAATTTCATGTTCTTGAGACGTGAAATGTTCTCGTTCGGCGGTGTCCAAGTACGCGTACATACCATATATTTTTGGACTCGCACCCAAGTTACCGAGAGCAGAACGGCACTTAATTCTCAATTCAACTTCATGATATTGCAACGCCACCAATGGAAGAGACTTGGTCCAATCTTCGCTGAAAAAGAATGGAATCATGTAATAATCGGACGCGGTACCAGCGACACCCTTCGCGTTATCAGCGACTGTTTCGGAAGTTACTGAGCAGGTCGCTTTGGCTTGTGTATCACGATACACGACATTGTGAACACCTTGTACGTACAAGGAGTCGAATTTGCAAACTTCTTGTCCACCGACGTGAAGACTGAATTCGGTGACACCGGTATCACCCGTGGAAAAGAGACCATCCGTGTTCACACCAACATTAGAAATGTTTGGGTGTTCTACCCATATGTAACTCAAAAGGTCACCCTTGGAGCGAATTGGCACGACGACTTCCGAGCCACCCGTGAAAGTACCGATGTAATCCATACGCTCTGGCTTGAGAGCAAAGTTCGTGTATCGCTTGTAGTTTTGGCGCCAGAAACTGACTTGGGGTTCGCCAGTGATGTAGGCATCCTGAGCCCCGACTGATACAAGATCGACAAGTGCAGCTGACATAATTATTATTAAATGATATTAAAATTTTAGGTACATAACGAAGTATGGTTGTCTTCCAAGCACTCACCTGGGAGACCAAAGATACTGATGATGAGTACTTGGTCAGTATATTTGGTAAAACGAGTGATGGTAAGTCTGTCTGTGTGACGACGGCATTTACACCTTACTTTTTTATAAAGTTGCCGCGTAACATAACACAACAGAAGGTGCAAATCATATACAATAAAATTGAAAGAGCGTGTCCTGGTTGTCTCACGAGTTACAACACGATTCATCGTAAAGATGTTTGGGGTTTTCAGAATAATGAGCAATTCCCGTACCTTCAATTATTTTTCAGAAACCTTGCATCGCGGCGTATGGTGGCTGGGCGTCTTAGACGACCATTACCAGATGAAAGTATTCGTATGAAAATGTACGAATCTAATCTGGACCCGGTACTTCGTCTTATGCATCGAACCGGTATTCAGTCAACTGGGTGGCTTGATACAGGTGACATGTGTACGACTGCATATAACGCACACGTTGACATCGACCTTGAATGTAAGAATTGGAGGGATTTAAAACCAGTTGAAAATCCAGAAACGGCACCTTTTGTGGTTGCATCTGTGGATATTGAATGTAACAGTTCTACTGGTAAATTTCCGGATGCGGATATTCAAGGTGATGCGTGTTTCCAAATCGCAATTTCACTCTGTAAATTTGGGACTGACGAACCATATGATAAAACGTGTCTATGTTACAAAAAGACGGATCCTGATTTAGAAGGTTCTACTATTTTGTCATATGATACCGAACGTGAAATGTTAATGGCGTTTCATGATTATTTACATGCTAATGACGTTGACATTATCACTGGCTGGAACATATTTGGGTTTGATTTGGAATATTTGATGAAACGCGCCATCGTCACTCGATGCGATCTCAAATTCTTCCAATTGAGTAAACTCCGTGGACATAATTGTGAACTTACCCTGAAGAAACTGTCTTCGAGTGCACTCGGTGATAATGACCTGAAACTTGTGAGTATGCCCGGTCGATTCATTTTTGATTTATTTCATGAGGTGAAGAAGGGATATAAACTTGATTCATATAAACTTGATAATGTATCTAAATTGTACCTTGGGGACAATAAGATTGACATGCCAGCGAAAGAGATGTTTGCTCGGTATAAAGAAGCGGATCCGGTGAAGCTACGGGAAGTCGCGGAGTATTGTATTAAGGATACATTGCTTCCCCATAGACTCTTGTCTAAATTGTGTATTCTTGTGAATCTACTGGAAATGGCGAAAGCAACCTGGACTCCACTCTGTTATCTCGTTGAGCGAGGGCAGCAAATCAAAGTGTTTAGTCAACTCACAAAGAAGGCGAGAGAGATGGGGTTCATGGTACCCACAATTCAATATGGTCAAATGGGTGACCAAGGATATGAAGGTGCGACTGTGCTTGAAGCACAAAAAGGGGCGTATTATACTCCAATCACAGCCCTTGATTTTGAAGGTCTGTACCCTTCTATCATGATGGCGCACAACTTGTGTTATTCAAGTCTTGTTATGGACCCTAAATACGAAAATGTACCGGGTGTGGAGTATGAGACATTTGAAATTCCTGTACCGAGTAAAATTGAGGGGCAACCACCGACCAAGCGTTTATGCAAATTTGCACAAGGTGTTCCTACGTTGTTGCCAAGCATTCTACTCGAATTGAAACAATTCAGAAAACAGGCGAAGAAGGACATGGCGGTATCTACGGGTGCGCTTAAAGCGATGTATAATGGTAAGCAATTGGCTTACAAAATCAGTATGAACTCTGTGTATGGGTTCACTGGTGCGTCGAAGGGTATGCTTCCATGTGTAAATATTGCGTCTACTGTCACTACGAAGGGGCGAAGTATGATCGACGAAACAAAAGAGTATGTCGAAAAGAACTTCCCCGGTGCGAAAGTTCGATACGGTGATTCAGTCACACCTGATACACCTTTACTCGTACGCAAAAATGGTGAAATAAGAACATGCAGAATTGATTCACTCGTTGATTCTTATGAAATGAGAGATGACAACAAGGAAATTTCTACAACTGACACTGAAGTGTGGACTGAGTGTGGATTTACACCTATTAAACAAATCGTAAGACATAAAACCGTTAAGAATATTCATAGAGTTTTAACTCACACTGGCATCGTGGACGTTACAGAGGATCATAGTTTACTTTTAGAGAATAAGGAAATGATTAAACCATGTGAAGTTTCAATCGGTACCAAATTATTACACGGAAATTCCGTCGATGCGTTCGACGGTAAAGATAACTCAGTTACAATTGACGAAGCGAAGGTTATGGGTTTCTTTTTTGGTGATGGTTCGTGTGGAACGTACAATACAGCAAACGGAGTTAAACGAACTTGGGCGTTAAATAATTCGAACATGAGTTATTTACTCGAAATGCAAAAATTATGTCCATTTGATACTTCTATATATGATACAATTGAGAGTAGTGGCGTATATAAGTTATCTGCGAATAATGATGTAAAATCTGTCGTTGAACGTTATAGGAAGTTGTTTTATAATAGTCATAGTGAAAAGATCGTTCCTTCGTGTATATTGAATGGACCAATTGATGTGGTGAGGTCTTTCATTGAAGGATATTATATGGCTGATGGTGATAAGGATGTACATGGGTACACTCGGATGGATTGTAAGGGTAAAGAAGGTTCGATGGGATTATACATTTTAGGGAGGCGCATGGGTTATAACGTGTCTATAAACTCGAGACAAGATAAGAAAAATGTATTACGGCAAACATGGACAAAGGATAAACAACGAAAATTACCAACGGCTATTAAAAAACTCGAAATACTCGGTGAAACTAATGACTACGTTTATGATCTCACCACTGAATCTCATCATTTCCATATTGGTCCAGGAGATATGGTTGTGCATAATACCGATTCGGTCATGGTTGAATTTGATGTAGGTGACCGTAAAGGCATCGAAGCTGTTGAATATAGTTGGCAAATTGGTGAACGCGCCGCCGAAGAGTGTAGCGCACTTTTCAAGAAACCTAACAATCTCGAATTGGAAAAAGTATATTGGCCCTATTTCCTCTATTCTAAAAAACGATACGCCGCAAAGTTATGGACGCAGGGTAAGGATGGAAAGATGAACATGGATTACATCGATGTGAAAGGTCTTCAGCTCGTGAGACGCGACAATACCGCGCATGTACGGGAAGTTTGCAAAGAACTTCTTGATGTCGTACTCGAGAGTAATGATACAGAAGCCCCGAGAGCTTTAGCTTTACAACGAGCGATTGAACTCATAGAGGGGGACGTACCGATTGAAAAGCTCACACTTTCACAGGGTCTTTCAGATTCATATAAAGTAAAAGGTCAGAGTGTATCGATTAATAGTCCAAATATTGCTGATATAAATCAAGCACATGTACAAGTCGTGAGAAAAATGCGTGAACGCCAACCTGGATCTGAACCACAATCGGGTGATAGGGTACCATATGTACTCGTAAAAACGGATGACCCAAAAGCCAAGGCTTTTGAAAAATCTGAAGATCCAAAATATGCAAAAGAAAATGAAATTCCAATCGATTACGAGTATTACTTCATGAATAAGTTTATTAACCCCGTGTGTGATCTCATAGAACCTTTGTTTGAAGATCCAAAAGAAGAGATATTCGGTGAACTCCTGACTAAAATCAAACCAAAAAGAAGACCAAAAAAGAAGAATGAGACTCCTATCGAAGAATTACCATTTAAAAACTAGGTGCCTTATTACACTAAGGATGAAGATATCGGAGAATCTCGCTAGGGTATTTGAAGATGAGGTAGAAAGGGTGTGTCACGAAAGAATGCTTTTATACGCGCGCTCCGTGTCAAATATTCATAACATACCCTTGAAACTTCTATTGAGAGATTTACCTAATCCAGGTGGGTATTGTATGGGCATTAAGAAGGGTGGTGAGCCATGTACTAGGAAAGCGAGTCATGATGGTTATTGTGCAACGCACTCTACTACACCCAAACTTCACGATCCGGTGACAATGAGTGCAATTGTCAGGCACAATCACGCATTCCCACCAATGTATAAAGCTGGATGTCCCGCGTGTGAGTCATCTAATAGTAATCAGTTTAGAGATTTGAAGCTTATGATGTAATATGAGGAAATCCGATATCCTATTAAATTCAATTGATTCATTTTATGGTACGCCCGAAAACGGACAAACACTCGTGCAAATTTTGTCTAAAACGGGTGGTATCTCGCTTCGAAACTTGGAGTGGTTTATCACGAACTATTCTAAGAAAACTAATTTGATGTATAAAACAAATGACGGTAAGATTTTCAGTGTGCACTGTGCATATAAATCTACCCTTGATGGATATAGCAAGAAATTATTTGATCCCTTTTGTCGGTCGGACAAAATCTCATATAGTGTCCCGGGTACAACTGATGAAATCAATACGACGCTCGCGCAACTCAATTTCATCAAATGGTGTATTAAAAATGGGATCATTAATTACATAAAAGAAAACAAAGATAAATTATTCGGTAAGTGATTCTTCGTATATAATACGATCATTTTCACTCATACCTTGTTCTCCTAAACTTGGAGAATACGATATGGGTTCACTTCTATGTTCGAGGTAGCCATTTTCAAATGTAAGCGTCTTATACGCCGTGTAATATATATGACATGTATATGATTCATTCGTTCCAAAATAAGGATTCATTTGAAAGTCAATCGTAGTTCGATTATTTCTTATGTTTGTAAAGTCTAAACTCCCGGATGGGTCAACATTTCTTGGATTCATAGAAAATGTATATGTGTATATGTTTCTAGGTGTTGAATGAAATTTATGGTTCAAAACCGTGAGATATCTGTAATAGTGTGAATCTACAAAGTTTATGAATGGAAGTTCTTGTCCATCTATGAATAGCTTTGCTGCGATTGCGACGTCATCAGACAATGAATCGACGGCACGCCTATACGATGGGTTTGGTCCAAGATTGAATCTATTGTGGTAATAATCATATATTTCGTTTGTGGCAGTCACGTTACTCGCGACATTCTCATTCTCAAACAATTTGTTTCGAAAGAAGAAGTGAAGCGTTTTTACACGATTTTCTGGTGTGAGTTCAAATTTGACTCTATCCTGACCGGGTTCTATATCAAATTTAGGGTGAGTTTTAAAAATATCAGTTATCATTTCGTATTTTTTAGTTGTGTAAAAGAGTCGTTCTTCGGGTGTGAGTGTAATTTCTTCGGTAATGATATCAAATTCCTGTACTGACAAAGTAACTGGATCATCTGTAAAGAATGACTGTGGTCTGAATTCAATTTCAAATTCAAGCTTTTGTTTATTAATGGCGCACAATGGAAAGTAAGGTCTATTGTGTACATTTGTTTCATAATCAGATGATTCGTATGCTCTCGAAAAGAAAAATGGGATAGGTACATACACAGATGTATCGAGACCTCTAAAAAAATTTAGTCCTTGGTCGAGGACAGATTCTCTATACAAAAATCGCCCATCGGTGTATATTCTGCTCACGCTTTCGGATTGATCGAGGTACATTTCATCATATATGAATCCTATATCATCCTTGTATATTTCAACTATATTCTCGTCGACGCGCATGGTGATAGATTTGAATAAATGTCTCCCCACACGATCCGCGTAATTGTATTGTGTATTGGAAAGTCCAGGTAAATTTAATTTAATGTACATATTAGAAAGAAGATCTCCCATATCTTGTGGTCTAAATGTAACTTTTATACTTCGACCAAAAGGCCATCCGTCCGGGGCATTTGAAGGTTTATTTACATTAAAACTTCTATGAAATTTTCTAAAATTTGAATGTCGTTTTGGTTCGTACTTAAAGAGTGAATCTTCACCCAAAAGATACGTGTCCTGACCACCTATGGCTGCCAGACAAAGTGCGGCACCGGTATCTGGACCAGATCTATCGCACATACTACTTATTGCTTATATATTTTTAAATCCATTTTCCACATGGAGATGTGGCTCGTGGCAGCCAATTTTTCGAGTTCACGTTCGATGGCTTCAGTCTCTTCATTGAGTGTTTGTACAGCTTCTTTCGTGTACTGGTATGTCTTAATGTTAAGCAAATAATCATATGAACCATCAACTGTATCATAAGACTTTGAAATCTCATTCTCGAGTTCACTCTTTTTTCTTTTGAACACGATGATGCGCTCGTTGATGACTGCGTCTACGAAACGAGACATGTTTTTTAGTTTAGTTGATTTTTCTGTAAGAACTTGAAGAAGATGTGCTTTTCTTTTCTTGTACGCATCGATTCTGATTTCTACGAAATCTTCCAAAATTTCTTCGGGACTCGCATACTTTTTGATACCCTTTGTTGGGTGGAACAAATGCATGTTACTCACGTGAAACGACTTTTGAAGCTTGAAATCTTTGACGAGGTTCTTGCCATTGTATCCAGTGATAGTGAAATCTACATCTTCTGTCGTGCTGTTGTTTACGAAACCTGAGATGATTTTCTTTTCCGCGAGACCATCGAGGTATTCCTTATAATCTTGTGTCCAACGTCCTGGTGGAAGTTCTGTGATTTTAAGATTTGTTCCAGCACTGTTGCTAGTCCACACACCCTCTGTAATCCAGAGACCTTCATCATTTTTGAATACACGACCTTTGAACTTGTCAAACCATGGTTTCATTTCCTTGAGCTTTTCACCGTAAATAGCTCGTTCTATGTTTTCACAGATATCTTTAGGGTTGAACGGTGGTACATAACAACTGAACCCCGTTCCGATGCCTTCTGTGCCATTGATGAGGACCGTGGGTAACACTGGTACGTAATATTCTGGTTCGATGAGTCTACCGTCGTCATCGAGATACTTGAGCACCGCATCATCTCTAGCATCAAAAAGTTTCCTCGCGTCCTTCGTGAGCTTTGTAAAAATGTACCTCGTTTGGCTCGCGTCCTTACCACCCATGAGTCTCGTACCG